CGCAAACTTTACCATTACTAATCGCCACGTACACGTTGATTCATTCAATGGGTATGATATCGTTATGCTCGGAGACATTCACAAGCATCAAGTTCTTAAGGAAGCTGACCCAATTATTGTCTATGCTTCAAGTCTTATTCAACAGAACCACGGAGAGACGCTCGAGAATCACGGTTGGTGTCTCTGGGATATTCCGTCAAAGAGTTTTGAATTTATCCCACTTGAAAATGACTACGGATATGTAACACTTGAAGTACATGATACAAAGATTACATACCCTGCGAATATGCCCAAGAACGCCAGAATGCGTCTGTTTACAGGTGATTTGGAAAACACACAAGTCAAGAAAATTATTACCACACTGCGAAACAACTACAACATCATCGAATTGAGTGTCAGTAAGAATCGATTTAACAAGACAGTTACTCGTCTCGCAAATGCGACACACGATGCGTTAGATTTAACAGACGTGCCGACACAGAATACACTCATCAATCAATGGTTAGGACGTAATTATTCTACATTGGATCCCGATGTGTTACGGGCAATTGAAAAGATTAACAAGGATTTGAACGGGAAGATTGCACACGATGATCATTCTCGTAATATCCATTGGCGTCCGCTGAAGTTTACCTTCTCCAATATGTTCTCGTATGGGGAAGATAACGAAATTGACTTCACCGACATGAAGGGTGTGTATGGTGTATTCGCACCAAACGCTTCTGGAAAAAGTTCTATTATGGATGCGTTGATGTTCTGTCTCTATGACAAGACTCCACGTGCGTTTAAGGGTGACCACATCATCAATAACCGAAAAGATAGCTTTGAATGTGAACTCACATTTGAAATTAACAACGAAGTGTTTGGTATTAAGCGGGTTGGTACCAGAAAGAAGAATGGTGATGTCAAGGTTGATGCCTCATTTTGGAAGGTGCAAGACAACGGAGACAAACTCAATCTCAACGGTGAGGACCGACGAGATACGAACGCTAGCATTCGTTCGTATGTGGGAACCTATGAAGATTTCGTGATGACAGCATTGAGTAGTCAAAACAGTAATGCCCTCTTCATCGACAAATCACACTCGGAACGAAAAGACTTACTTATTCAGTTTATGGGATTGAATGTATTTGATAAACTGTTTGATGCGGCTCACGGAGAGAGTAAAGAAATCTCCGGCGTCCTCAAGCGATTTAAAAAGTCTGATGTCACCGACCAGATTGCTGAAACGCAGAATAAATTAACTACCGAGTCAGTTGTAATGACAGAGGTGGAAGAAGAAAAAGAATACTATGAAAACTTTATACTTGGACTGAATGAAGAGTATAAAGTACAACATACATTAAAACGCCCCGTACCCGAAACATCGGGAGATATTGACGAACTAGAATCAACACTTAAAAAGCATCAGACCAAGTTGAAGAAGATTCAAGAAGATATGTCATACACCGATATGAAGGTACAATCGGAACGTAATGAATTAAAGATGGTAGAGGATGACTTTGAACAATATGATATTGCTAAACTAGAAGAGTCTATTGCAAACTGGAACAAGTTAAATGATTTGTTAAGTAAGGGAAATAGCGCCCTTCGTGTTGTTAACACCAAGATAGAAGAGAAGGACAAGTTTAAGACTAAACTATCGGGGTATAAGTACAATCCGAAGTGTGATGTTTGTGTTGCGAACAACGCTTCAGTTATCGAAGATTTAACGGCAGTAAACGCTGAGTTGGATGAGTTGAACGCCAAACGGTTAATTCAAGAAGATTCTATCACCAGAATTATTGAACAGATGGAACCGTTGGAAAATGACAAAAAGGAATATGAAGAAGCACAAGAGTTAAAGGATACAATCAATACGTGGAAGCAAAAATTGAACGAATCCGAGACAGCTCTTGCCACCCTAACACTTGCACAAGAAAAGACACAGAATGTAATTTCAGCCGTCGAATCGGATATCGTAACATATAAGACCAACGAAGAAAATATCTTATATAATGCAGATATTGATAGTAAGTTAGAAGAGATTCAACAGAAGATTGCGGAAAACAAAAAGGCTTTACAAAAAGTTGATAATAGACTTCGTGAAATCCACGGCACAATCTCTGTATTAAAGGCAAAAAAGGAAGAACTATTAGCAAAACTAAAGGAAGCCGAAGAATTGGAAACAACCTACGAAGCCTATAACCATTATATGATGGCAGTTGGTCGTGACGGGGTGCCGTATGAATTGATGAGTAAGGCTATTCCAAATATTGAAGCAGAGATTAATACGATTTTATCACAGATTGTAGACTTTACTGTGTCGCTAGAGGTGGATGGTAAGAACATCAGCGGAAAGCTAACGTATGATAATGACCGTATCTGGCCGCTGGAAAACTCGTCGGGGATGGAACGATTTGTCAGTAGCTTGGCAATCCGTGTCGCATTAATGAACGCTTCGAATCTCCCCAAGTCCAACTTTATGATTATTGACGAAGGATTCGGAGTATTGGACGCAGATAATCTTCATTCCATGCAAACATTGTTTAATATCCTCAAAACTCATTTTGATTTTATACTTATAGTAAGTCACTTGGAGAGTGCACGAGACATGGTAGATAACTTAATCGAAATTCGCAAGGAGGATGGGTACTCGCAAATTTCGGTGTAATTGGGGATATGAATGGCGCGTACACGAAAATCGATACAACCCCTTAATCTTATTAAATATAATGTATTAATTGAAGATAAAGGGACTCGATCAGAATACTTTAAAATATCACAATTTGATGGATATTTCTACGGCGGCCGCAATGCGTTTCTCATTGCGGGCGCCGGTGTTCTGCGACCAAATTCTAAAATTTTAGTAGAAATATTAAATTCAGATGGAGATACAGTATACAGCGTACCGGTTCAATCGTTTGTTGAAGGTAATTCACGATTAATTCAAGTAGAAATTTATTCAGATACGCCTATTGGACCTGGGAAGATTGTTATATTAGGATGTGCCGATACCTATATCGATGGAAAACCTATTCCATCTGAATGGTCTGATAAATTTAATGTTCGATGGATTTCTGATGTAGTAATTTCACCTTTAGTAGAAAATAGAACACCTATAAGATTTTTACGTTCGCCTGAACTTATAGTAGAGGAAAAATTTTATCTTGCACCAAGTTCTTCTGCTTTTACTCAATCCGCACAAGAACAAGTTGATTTACAAATCTCACCTAAATATTTTAGTGTGTTTCCAAACGGATATTTGTTAAAAATAAATGGACCGGATACTAGTACTAGATTTTTTTCTGATTATTTAGGCGGAGTTGTTACTGGGTCAATAAAATACGATGGACCTAATGGTGCAGAAACTGCTAGTATAAATCTACCAATAACTCGAATATATAATAGAAGTTTCGCTGAGTCAGAAGGTTCGTTGATATACACGGATAAAAATAATTTAATATTAAGTGGATTTATTAGTAGTAGTGGTCAATATTCCACTGCAATTAATAAATCAAATAATGTAAACTTGACAAGTAGTTTAAATATTGAATACAATCAATTACAAACTTTCTTAACAAAAGAAGCAATATCCTTCGCTAAAATACGACTAGTAAACTTAAATACTATATCAGGTGAAATTAACAAAATACGACTGTCGTATAAGCCAGCAACAGAACCAGGTGAGTTTGTCGTATTAGGTGATGTACGTTCAAATGTTAGTGAATTATTAGCAGTTGATAGTGGCAGTAAAATAGCAGAAGTTGGAAAATTTAGAGAAATTGATATAGACACATACTGGTATAGTGCTACTATGTCACTACAAAAATTTCCAGAAACCGATCACCCGGATTCTGTTCCAGATTATTATTTATCTTCTTCGTTAATAACAACGTCAAATTTTTTAAATCAATGTTGTATAAACTTACTAGATTCTGTAAACGCCAATCCACCAATTTCTAGTAGTAATACTACATTTGAAAATGATGTTTCGTACTTTATTGGAACTCGTGCTTCATCCTCTCTACAACTATTCCCACAAACAGAATATACTTTATCGTTTGAAGCGTTTGTATCCAGAACTTCCGGTTCAATTACACTAAATCAATCAGATTATTCTATGGAAGTTTATTTAATTCCATTGTCTGGTTCTAAAGTACTAGGTACAGATCCAAGAGGTCAAAGATTAGCGACAATAACACCATCGCAGACTTTTCAAAGACAAAATTTTGAAACATTAGAATATAATTTTATTCCAAAAACCAAGGAAGTTGGAACGTTTGCTTTACGATTTATAGTTTATGGGGGATTTTGGGATATAGCAAATGTATCCATCAAACCAGCAACAGAACCATTCTTTAGTCCAGATGAATTTGATACATTAATCCCTAACGTAAATTATAGAAATAAGTTTGTAACGTTTAAAGCAGAATATCTGGATATCAATAACAACTCTATAGGAATATCTACAGTATCATTGCCAACATACTTTGTAGGTTCAGACGCTGTATCTGGAAGTGGTGGCAGTTATCCATTTACAATTGAAACGGATACATTTGTTGGTGATGCTATTACAAATAATTTTGCTTTGTCAAAGCCATATGACTCTACATCAATTATAGTGTCAGTTGATGGCTTAACATATACAGAAACAATAGACTATAGTATATCTGGTACAACATTATCTTTCATTTCCGCACCACCAAGTCAATCTAATATTTTAGTACGAGCATTTCTAAACGTCACAGAAAATTTAACTGGTTCGTTTAGTGGATCATTTTTAGGAAACATAAGTAATGCTGTTACCGCAAGCTATGCAGAATTTGCTGAAAACGCATTTCCATACAGTGGATCTGCGTTGATAACGGGTTCTCTTACGGTGTCTGGAAGTGGATTAGATGTTACTGGAACAACAGCAATGCAGGCTATTTTAGAAAAAGCACAAATTCAAAATACTGCAGCCACGGGTACAATAAATTACGACATTGCTAAACAGGTGGTGTTATATTATACTTTAAATTCTACCAATAATTGGACCTTGAATTTTAGAGGAGATTCTACAACTTCATTAAATACTTTGATGGCAGTTGGACAAACGTTGACACTGGCGTTTTTAGTAACAAACGGTAGTACTGGATATTATCCAACATCTCACACTATAGATGGAAACGTTATAACACCAAAATGGCAAGGTGGTGCAGTTCCTTCGTCGGGAAACACTAATGCTGTAGACATTTACACCTACACCATCATAAAAACAGCAAATGCAACGTTTACAGTGTTTGCATCACAAGTAATGTTTTTGTAATTATGACTCCTATTGTAAACAATATCGGTGCTGCAGCAGCCCGTGGTTTTGGATTTATGATGGTAGTAACGCCTACGCCAACTCCATCAATAACACCTAGTGTAACAATAACTCCATCACTTACAAAAACTCCATCAATAACACCAACTGTAACACAAACAACTACTCCATCAAGATCAGTTACACCAACTATTACACCAACACCATCAATAACATCTACCCCTAGTGTTACCACAACACCATCAATTACACCTACTCCATCTATTACCACAACGCCAAGTATTACCAGAACACCATCTATTACCACAACACCAAGTATTACCCCTTCTATTACTACTACACCATCTGTTACTAAAACGCCGTCTATTACTACAACGCCATCAATTACTAGAACTCCATCTATTAGTATTACTCCAAGTATTACTATAACTCCAAGTATAACCCCATCCATTACAACAACTCCAAGTATTACCAGAACACCATCTATTACTACAACGCCATCAATTACTAGAACTCCATCTATTAGTATTACTCCAAGTATTACCACAACACCGTCTATTACCACAACACCGTCTATTACCACTACGCCATCAATTACTACCACCCCAAGTATTACCCCATCTATCACAACTACACCGTCTATCACAACTACACCAAGTATTACACCATCTATTACCACAACACCTAGTATTACTACAACGCCATCAATTACCACAACACCTAGTATTACTACAACGCCATCAATTACCACAACACCTAGTATTACGCCTTCTATAACTACAACGCCTTCCATTACTAAAACACCGAGTATTACTACTACGCCTTCTATTACTAGAACACCAAGTATCACTACTACACCATCAGTAACTACTACACCATCAATTACAATTACTCCAAGTATTACCACTACCCCAAGTATTACTATAACTCCAAGTATAACCCCATCCATTACAACAACTCCAAGTATTACCAGAACACCATCTATTACTACAACACCATCTATTACCAGAACTGCAAGTATTACACCATCTATTACGACTACACCAAGTATTACTACAACACCGTCTATTACTACAACGCCAAGTATTACACCTTCTGTTACCACAACGCCGTCTATTACTAGAACGCCAAGTATTACACCTTCTGTTACCACAACGCCGTCTATTACTAGAACGCCAAGTATTACACCTTCTGTTACCACAACACCGTCTATTACTAGAACGCCAAGTATTACTAAAACAGCAAGTATTACGCCATCAATAACTGTAACACCGTCTATTACTAGAACGCCAAGTATTACTAGAACAGTAACACCATCTGTAACAAAAACACCATCGCCAGTAACGCCGTCACCAACTCCATCACCAACGCCTTCGCCAGTGACGCCTTCGCCAACGCCATCACCAACACCTTCGCCGGTGACGCCTTCGCCGGTAACGCCTTCGCCGGTAACGCCTTCGCCGGTAACGCCTTCGCCGGTAACGCCTTCGCCGGTAACGCCTTCGCCAGTAGCATGTTCAGTTGGGTGTATAGGTTCACTTTATTGTAAAGATTTATATTTAGTAGGATGTACCACTTATCAATTTGCTAACTGTTCTACGGTAGCAAATTACACAGTACAAAATTGCGATTTAACTGATCAAATTTGTAGTGGAGGTTCTTGTGTAAATACGCCATCGCCAATAACTCCTTCGCCAATAACTCCTTCACCAATAACTCCATCACCAGAAACGCCATCACCAATAACTCCATCACCAGAAACGCCATCACCAATAACTCCATCACCAGAAACGCCATCACCTGAAACACCATCACCAATAACTCCATCACCAGAAACGCCATCACCAGAAGCACCTGCGCCTACACCTGCTCCGACATCTTCGTGTCAACACGACACATATGCCTGTTTTGGGGTAGATTTATATTATTGTTCGTTTGGAACCTATGTATTAGCATGCGTGGATTATGTAGACTGTGGTGGAAGTCAGTTTTTATGTACATAAAATTGTTATAACTACACAACAACTTTTAGTAGAATATTATGGAAGAAAACGTACTAGATTATACAATTCCTAAATTTACAGGTAAACACAAACATCCTGTAGATACTTTAAAAAAATCACTTACATTAAAATATGTGGACGATGAATCTGGTGTAGAACAGCGCAATGATGATGATTTAATTGAAGCTGATTCTAGTACAACCCGTATGCGTCGATATAATAAAAAAAATAGAGAAAAAGTACGTCAATATCTAAAAAAGACACAAGATGATCGTGTTGCTCGTAACAGAGACAGACGTAAAGCTGTCGCAAAACATGGAAAAACTAAAATGAAAAATCACGATGTCCATCATCCAAACGGTCCACATAACGGTAACGCACGTTTAACTAAAAAAGATCACGGTAGAGATAAAGTTAATGAAGTATTTCGTATGATTGTGGAAGGTGGTGCCGCTGGTCATATGGCACATCCATACGAAGATGACTCGTTGACGTTTGCCCAAGTAAAAGAAATGATTCATCGTGGATTGGTGGGGGCATTAGACGCAGAAGCTCCCGTTACCGAAAAATTAGATGGTCAAAATATTGCATTTACTATTCGTGACGGGGAAATTCGGTTTGCTCGTAACAAAGGACAAGTTAAGAACCGTGGTCAAAATGCATTAGATGTAGCTGGTATCCGAAATATGTTTGCGGGTAGAGGCAATATTGAACGAGCTTTTACTGGAGCCGCAGAAGATTTACGAGATGCAGTTGCTAAAATGCCACCTGAACAACGTGACGCTATTTTTGGTAACGGTAGTAAGTTTATGAATGTGGAAATCATTTTTCCAGATACAAAAAACGTTATACCATACGATAAATCAGTATTGGTATTTCACGGAACTATTGAATATGACGAATCGGGGGAAGAGATTGGTCGTTCACAAGATGATGCAAAGGCCGTACACGATGCATTAGTGAAGGCAAATGCGAGTAAGCAAAAAACATTCGGTATCTCTGGTCCAAAAACCATTACATTTAGTGATACAGATACCTCTCGCAACAAGAAAAAGATGCAAGAGTATATTCGTCGTATTCAGCGATTGCAAAATGAGTATAGATTAGATGACGATTCTACTGTTGAAGAGTACAAGCGTGAATGGTGGGGTCGTGAAATTGATGCAATGGGGTGGGATTTAACCGATGAACAGCGAGAAGGATTAATTGGTCGTTGGGCAATGGGTATCAAGAAGTTTGGCCCAAAAGATATTGAAGATAAAGAACTGAAAAAGAAAGTCAAAGAATTTGAAAGTGAACACGTTCCAAGTCTCCAACGTAAGGCAGCACAACCATTAGAACGTACCTTCTTGCAAGTAGGTACGGATGCAATGCGTCGAGTCACGGACTTCTTGGGTTCTAATAATCCACAACTAGCTGCTCAATTAAAGAAAGAAGTGTTAGATACTATCCGAGAACTTCAAAACACCGATAAGCCGAAATAGTCGAACCAGCAGAATCACCAGAAAAGGCAGCAGAACGTAAAGCATCTCCTGCGGCACAACCAACTGTAGCAAATAAAACACAAGCACGAGGACCAAAACGTACTGTAGCTATCTTTGCTGGACGATTCCAACCATTTCACGCTGGACATTATAGTGTTTATGAGGCATTGGTAAAGAAATTTGGTAAGGACAACGTATATATTGCCTCATCAGATGTTACAGACCCAGTTCGTTCTCCGTTTGGGTTTGACGAAAAACACAAAATTATCACAACAATGTTTGATGTTCCAGAAGATCACGTAGTTCAAGTAGCAAATCCATATGCTCCAACGGAAGTATTAGAAAAATTACCACCGAACACAACTTACGTTACCGCTGTCAGTCAGAAGGATGCAGAACGATTGGGTTCAAAAGGTAAATACTTTAGACCATATGAAGATGGAAAATCAACAGAAGGGTTTGCTGACCGTGGGTACTTTATTGTAGCACCAGAATTTCAATTGTCAGTAGATGGTAAGAACATTAGTGGTACTCAACTTCGCCAAGTAATGGGCGACCCGAGAATTACTGAACGGGCTAAAAAGGAAATCTTTACAAAAGTATATGGTAGATTTAATCCTGAAATATTTAAGAAAATTGTATGCACAGCAAATGCAAAGCGCTCGAGATGTGTTACGTCAACGCATAAAAAATCCAAAGACCGGTCGTGAAATTTATGTTGCAACCGCATTAGGATATGATCTAACTGACCCAATGCGTAAACAAGCAGAAAAATTGGTTCGTCAAGCAATCGCAAGAAGTAAAAAGAAAAAGTAAGATAAATTTATAGACTATGTATATTAGTACTCTCGAAATGAGGTGGTTATGAATCACGACGCAATAAATGATGTTCGAAGAAAAATAAATGAAGTTATGAAAAAAAACGATGAACGCATTGTTGTCGGGTGGCGACCTGAATTAGAAGAAAAACATCAAGAGGGTGATGTTTGGGAAGCCCGTGACGGTACAAAATGGACAATGAAAAATGGTATTAAACAGAAGGTTACAAAACTAGATGCTGCAAAAACTCCGTGGTGGTGTCCAAAATGTAGTAAAGCACTTAATCATCGTTTAGATGTTAAATTTTGGCGCATTCGTGGACACTGTTTTGACTGTAATATTAAAGAAGAAATGGAAATTCGTAAACAAGGTAAATGGGAAGAATACGAACAGTCCTTAATGCGAGCTAATTTTATAGCAGAAATGAAAGACACATTGCAAAGATTAGAACACATCAAAGAAAATCTTTCTGCTCCAGAGGTTATGCATTTTGATGACCACGAAAAGAAAGTATTGATGGTGGAAAAGTGGGACGTTGATTTAAATAAAATACGTTCTGATTTAGAACAAGATATTACAATTCTCAAAAAGAGTATTGAAAAAGCTGAAGCCGGAGATTTCACCGATGAAGATATTAAATGAAGTAATTAAATTTGGTAAAGCGTTTGGTCAATTAACACAAATAAGCCAAATTGCTGTCGCCGTGATTTTAATAGTTGTTGCATTTTCTGTTGGTAATTGTAATGGTAAAACTGAACTGGATTCATTTTTAGTAGAATACAAAACGCTACAAGAAAATGCAAAAAAGACAACAGTATATGCGGACTCACTACAACGTGAAGTCACACAGCTAGTAGATAGTGCAAAACGTCAAGATGATAAGATTAAAAAATTAACTATTAGTATTTCGTTTAGAGAACAACAAAAAGTAGCACAAGTTCGACAACTTGCTCAACTTGAAAACAGAATTGAAGCGGCTAAGGCAGATTCTAACCTAATAGTCGTTGTTGCCACACAAGATACCGTAATTACAAATTTAAAAGAACAAGTAGTAACTACGGAAGCAATTGTTGATGACCAAAAACAAGTTATTCAGGCTCAGTCAACTCAAGTATTGGCGTTAAATCAAGCGTTAACATTATCGACGATGCGGGGAGACAGCCTGCAGACCGTTTTATCATCTTTACCAAAAGCTCCTTCTAACCCTAATAAGTTTTTCTTTGGATTAATACCAAAGCCAAGTAGAACTGTTGTCGGTGTTGTGGCACTTGCGGCTGGAGTTGTTGTAGGGAGTCAACTAGGACGGTAAAATGACACAACCAAATATAAAAGATATTATTAAAGCAGAGTTTAAAAAGTGTGCGGCGAGTCCAGAATACTTTTTAAAGAAATACTCATTTATTCAACACCCGATTCGCGGTCGGGTGTTGTTTGATTTATACACATACCAATTAAACGCGATGCAGGATTTTGAAGAAAATCGATATAATATTGTTCTTAAGGGACGCCAGCTCGGATTTTCTACATTGGTTGCAGGATATGCATTGTGGTTAATGTTATTTCATAAAGATAAAAACGTATTAGTTATCGCAACAAAACAAGATACTGCAAAAAACTTGGTAACAAAGGTAAGATTTATGCATGCCAATCTTCCCGTTTGGTTACGAGGAAGTATGGTAGAAGATAATAAGTTATCGATGAGATTTGCAAATGGATCGCAAATTAAAGCTGTAGCAAGTAGTAAAGATGCTGGTCGTTCTGAAGCATTGTCTCTTCTTATTCTTGACGAGTGTGCGTTTATCGATAACGCGGAAATTATCTGGACCGCAGCATCCAGTACGTTATCAACTGGTGGTAAAGCTATATTAATTTCTACTCCAAATGGTGTCGGTAACTTCTTCCACAAGATGTGGCAACAAGCAGAAGCAAAAACAAATGAATTTAATACAATATTATTAGATTGGAGAGTTCATCCAGAACGAGATCAGGCATGGAGAGATAGACAGACTGAAATTTTAGGTGAGATGCAAGCGGCACAAGAACACGATGCATCCTTCATATTTTCAGGTAACACAGTCGTCAGTCCAGATATAATTGAATTCTATAAAAGAACACATATCAAAGAACCAATATCAAAGCAGGGATTTGATAACAACCTATGGGTATGGGAGTATCCTATTCCAGGAAAGACGTATATCGTCGCTGCGGACGTTGCACGTGGTGATGGCGAAGACTTTTCTACATTTCATGTTATTGACGCAGAACGATCTTTACAGGTAGCAGAATATAAAGGTAAATTATCTACAAAAGAATTTGGTAATTTGATGATGTCTATCGCTACACAATATAATGACGCTTTATTAATACCTGATAATTCATCGATTGGATGGGCGGCAATTCAACAAGTAATTGACAGAGGATACCGAAATCTATTCTATATGTCAGCAGATATGCATTATGTAGATGTTGAACATCAAATTACTGACAAAAAATTTGTTACTGAACGAAATATGAAACCTGGATTTGTTGTTTCATCTCGAACGCGTCCGTTGATTATCGCTAAAATTGAAGAATATATGCGAGAAAATGCCATCACAGTCCAATCTGTAAGAACTATAACTGAATTTGAAACTTTTATTTGGAAAAATGGTAGAGCAGAGGCATTGCAAGGATATAATGATGACTTAATATTTGCATTAGGAATTGGTTTGTGGGTACGAGATACGGCACTACGATTGCGTCAACAAGGAATTGAATTAACAAAATTATCGTTAGAACGCACTGCGTATACAACTATGCCTTTTGCACTAAACGGAAATCAAGTAAAGAACCCATACCAGATGCAAATCGGGGATCGACAAACAGAAGATATTACTTGGTTACTTGGATAAATCCATAGATAATACAATTTTTCCTTATATTTATATAATGACATCGTTTTTGAGACATATATGAAACCTGATGAATTGAGAGAATTAGTTCGAACTGAATTACATAGTCTTATGAACGTTCAAGAAAAATCGGTTCCGCAACCTTACAATAGAAACGGTGCACGGGAAATGACTAGTGCTCAAGTTAAACGTAGGGATAAAGTTGGACAAAAGATGTTAGACAATCCCGGCGCAGTTAAATACTTTAAAAAAGAATTTGGCGACGAGTGGGAAGATTATTTGTGGGCAACAGCAACCAATATCGCCATCGATGGTGGAGAGTAATTATGATTCGTTTAACGGGATTAGTAAATTTAAGACCAGTTGTGACTTTAAAAGGGTCTGCATTAGAAGAAGCAGAACTTACTGATAAGCAAAAACAACTTGATGTTGATAAAGATGGTAAGATTGAAGGTGATGATCTTGCAAAACTTCGTGCTAAAAATGAAACTCACGGAGGTGATCACGAAGTATCAATGGCACAAGGATTATTAGACGATATTATTCGTAGTGCAACTGAACTCAAGGCAAAGATGGGCGCGGGGGAAAAGGATATTCCAGCGTGGATTCAAGACCACATTTCTCAAGCACAAAATTTTATTAATCAAGCATCTACTAACTATCATGAATATAATACACCTATGGAAAATATGCCGTGTGAGGGTGAAGGTTGTATGGATGCACCAGTAACCGAAAAAGCACCAGAGGGATGGGAAGGTACGGTTAAAGCAATGAAAGACGAACCTGGTATTGATAATCCGTGGGCATTAGCACATTGGATGAAGAACAAGGGATATAAATCACACAAAGGACAATAAAATGAATAACGCGTTTGATTTTAAAAAATTTGAAAAACGCTTATTAGAAGCTTTACAACGAAACGAGAAATTTATTAAAATTCTCGAAGAGCAAGAATCTGCTGCTGACCAAGCTAAAAAAATGGGTTTAAAAAGTATGGGATTCGGTCGTTGGGGTAAGGACGATAAAGTAACTCACAAAACCACAGATGGTAAACTCGAACCAGTAAAACAAGATGATGAGAAAGAAAAAGAAGCTCCATCTGGTGAGAAAAAACCACAAGATAATCAACCTAAAAAAGACACAGCCGCAGGTGAAACTAAACCAGAACAACCTAAAGAAGAACCAGACCCAGCTAAAGACAAAGCACAACAAGCAATGCCTAAAGCAAAATTGTCAGGTCGTCCATTAAGTAAAGTCCCATCAGAACAACTCCAGCAAGTTGCTACTCGTATTGATGATTTAGCAAAGATGGGCGAAGAAGCTAAAGCAAAGGGAGAAAAAGCACCAAACTTTAATTTGTGTCAAGTTGCCATTCCCGGCACTAACCTATTCTGTGGTGATAATAAAGGTATTCCTCGTGCCGAAATGCCTCAATTTAAAGGTACACCACGCGCGGGATCTCCAGCAGATAAACTTCCTAAAGATAAAGATGGAGAAGTAGATACCGAAGAATTCTTTAAGCAAATGTTGGAAAAGGATGGCATCAAGGTATCAGAACCAACCACCGTTCCACCTGACCGATTAAAGGCAACGCAATCTGAATTGGTTGGTGTGAAGGTAGCAGGTATGAGTAAGGTATTAGCAGATAAGAACCATCCTGCATATGGAAAGATTACCGCACCAATCTATGTCAGTCGTGATGGGTATGTATTAGACGGACATCATCGTTGGGCGGCAGTAGTTGCACACAACGCATCTAATCCAAACGATCAAATTGAAATGCAAGTTCGTGTTATTGATGATGATATTGAACCTTTAGTACAAAAATCTAATAAATTTGCAGAAGATATTGGTATTCGTGCTAAAGCAGCAGATACGGGATCGGCCGGTGATGGTAAATCTGCAGAAACTCCAAAAGAAGAACCAAAGAAAAAAGGATTTACTCGACGTATGTTGGATACGGTTAAATCGTGGGGTAAGAAGCAAAAAGAAGAAGCCAAAGCATTCTTTGAAGAAGAACTACACAAAGGTAAGACACCAGAACGCCGTTCTCTAGTTGAAAAAGTTCGTGATAAAGCAAAAGGTGCATGGAAAGATATTAAACACGAATTAAAACATGAAAAAGCAGTATTTCGTGATGCCGGTCGTGGACTTCGTGGATTCTTCCGTGGTAAAGGACCAAATGAACGTGAAAAGAAAGCAATGCAATCTGTTGCAACAAAAGTAGTTATGACTGCTGTAGTTGCTACGGGTCTTGGAGCTGCAGCAGGTGGTGCGGCCGCACTTGGTAAGGCAGTCTTAATTGAATTTATTCCACACGTTGTTGGTGAAAGTATCTTAAAGGGAGCAGGACGTGCGGCATTGTTCGCTGGTCCAGAAGATCAAACTGATGACGCAATGATGGAAAAATTTATTGAGTTAGTATTAAAAAATATGGAAGAGATGGATATCCCAGATGAAGTAATAGAAAAAGCATTTATGAATTATAAGGGAGAAGAATAATGGAAGAGATTGCAAAGTTTATCGCAACGTTGATGGCAAGTCGTAATCAAGCACATATATTTCATTTACAGACTACATCATTTGCCGCACATAAAGCATTAGATGATTATTATTCTGGAATAGTTGATCTTATTGATTCGTATGCGGAAATGGCACAAGGTCGTTATGGAATTATTACGGGATATTCTGCAACAAATATGGCATTGATTGAAGATGGTAACTTTCTTAAGTACTTTATGGGATTACAGAAGTTTGTAGACAATATTCGTCAAACTTTACCACAAGACGGGGAACTCAACAATACTGTTGATGAAATTTCTGGTTTAATTTCATCTACCGTGTACAAGTTGAAGTTTTTAAAATAATGGAATACAAAGATTTTTATCGTGATATATTAAACGAAAATTTACAACTTGCTGAAGAAGTGTTTAATTTACTAGAAAAAAACACGCCTACGGACCCCGATAAATGGTCAAAAGCAAAAGCAGCTGCACGTGCTAAATTTGATGTATATCCATCTGCATATGCTAACTTATGGGCAGCAAAGAAATATAAGAGTATGGGTGGTGGGTGGAAGAAGGGTAAAAATGATTAGTCTTACTGATATTTTAGAAGAAGTTGTTGACCAACTTGACGAAAAATACAAGACCAAAGGTAGTCTTGGTAAATGGCTTCGTCAAAAATGGGTAGACATTTCTCGTAAAAATAAAGACGGAAAACATCCACCATGTGGTGATTCAGCAGGTAAGAAAGAACGAAAAGGTGGATCAGCAAAGTATCCAAAGTGTAGACCGGCTCGTTCTGCGGCAGCAATGACCAAAGGTGAAAAACGATCGGCAGTTACTAGAAAACGAAAAGCAAAAAATACCGGTGGAAAACCAAAGATGGTATCAACATTTAAGAAGGAAGATTAACTATGGCTAATCTAGACAATGATATGTTTAACGCACAATTTCCAGTTGACGAAACACGACTAGAAGAAGCGTGCTGGGACGGATACAAACAAGTTGGGATGAAAGAAAAAAATGGTAAAATGGTTCCTAATTGTGTCCCCGTTAACGAAAATGATTTGTACGAAGGTGAGTTCTGTTCAGCATGTTTAGCAGAGTACATCAAAGAACATGCTAATTTAATGATGGAAGCAGAATATCAAGGTCGTAAAGTTAAACTTGGAAAGCCGATGCAAGGTGATGTCAAGAAGTTTAAGGTATATGTTAAAGACCCAAAAACCGGAAATGTTAAAAAAGTTAATTTTGGTGACAAATCTATGAGAATTAAAAAGTCCAATCCAGGCCGACGTAAGAATTTTAGAGCACGACATAATTGCGATAATCCTGGTCCAAGAACAAAAGCTCGGTATTGGTCTTGTCGTAAGTGGTAATGTTTACGACTAACGATTACCTTATTGAAACTCTTACCCCAGCAGAACAAGCTAAAAAATTAGGCTTGAAATATCTGGGGTTTGGTCGTTGGGGTAAAATTGTAAACAAAAAAGGAGTTACCACGCATAAAACCGAAGGTAGTAAACTTGTCCCTGTTGCAAAAAATAAAGGTGGTACAACACAAAAACCAAAAAGCACATCGCAACAAAAGAAAGTTAAAGTTCAAAGGGGTGAACCATTACTTCCGTGGCTTCTTCCTAATCCGTGGGCTGGAGCAGACGAAGAAACTTCAATAGAACGTTTAGAACGCCGACGAGAACGATATGCGGAGGGTCAAGGATTAAGTGCAGAATGGAGTCGTCCACCTGAAGTGGTTGAAGAAGCTAAATCACATTGGACACAAATTGATCAGTTAACACAAGGCCCTGCAGAAACACCAAACGAAAAGGCAATTCGACTACAAGTTAAAACATTAGGATTGAAACGAGCTAACTTGCCGGGTAGTTTGTTACGGGGTACATTGTTTATTGGTCCAAGTGGAAAGGTAACTCACGCTGCAGATTTTCGTACTGGAAAATTATATAAACTAAAAAAACCATTCAATCCCAAAACAGGAGAACCTTCTGAAGTAGATGTGGCTACTGGCATAATATGGACAACGCCGGTTGACCCCGCCCGTTCAGATAGACAACAAGTTCTAGCAAATATTCGAATGTGGACTGACGATAAAGTATTTGACAGAATTACAAGTCAAAGATTGCAAATTTACGAAACAATGGATAAGCTAATTGACCAAGCTAACCTTCGTGTAACTGAAGCAAAAGAACTATATCGTGGCGTTTATTTTACAAATAAAAATATAGACTACGCAAAATCATTTATAAAATTGATAACTTCTGGTGGTACCATTGAACTCCCACCGTCAGGATTTACCACAACACTTAAAGTGGCAATGGATTTTGCAAATATTGGTGACCCACAAGTATCTGTTATTCTTCGCGCTCTTCCTCCAAAAAAAGGATTTCGAGCAATGCATCTCGCTGGTATTCCACGAAACGCTCACGAAAAAGAATCTGAAGTGGTTACTCGGTCGTCAAAGTTCCAAATTATGAGTGTACTACAACAAGAAACCAGACGAGAAAAAACTATAACAGAACCAGACGGACGATTGATTAATGTCACATATACCGTTCAACTTCAACAGCTAGAAAAATAATATGAAAAAAATGACGATTGTAGATTTATTGATGGGTGATTCGATGCGGGGTACGAAAAAACTCCTTGACCGATTGGAAACAAAAAAGACCACTCCCACGGTAAATGAGAATACTTATATTAGTAAGGTTGACGCAAAGCGTATTTATGATAAGATGGGATATGACTTTGACTTCAACGAGTTTTTGTTGGGTATGAACACCGAATTAGAACATCAAGACGTTACTAAAGGCAATATCGTCAAGACGGCAAAGATAGCAGCGGCCCACTTGAAGGAGAAGCCAAATTATTATACTTTACTAAAAAAATATATTGAAACTAAAAACGAAGATATAAGTGGGACCGCAGGACCAACTTCAAGCGTATCAAGTTTAGTGGGTCCAGTTGGTTACATTAAAGGAGCACCAAAACCTAAAGATGTAAAAAAGATGCGTTCGCATCTCGACAAGGAGAAAAATTAATGATTCGCTTAAAAGATATATTAATAGAACACGGTAATAAAGAAAACCGTATCAACTTGATGAAATTAGAAGTGCTAATGGAGAAAATGTTGCCGGTGCTCGCTAAGAATAACGCAACAAAACTGACACAAATTTGCACAGAAATTCATCAAATGGCTACAAAACTTAATGAATTACCTTATACATTATGGAACGCATATCCAGAGTGGCCGGTGTTAAAGGTAGCATTAATATCTAAAATTGCTGAAGCTAAAGAAGAAGCTTCAAAATTATTAGAATCTGAAAAAGTCGATGTCCTTCCGTTTGTAAAAGCGTTGGACGAACTTATCGCAGACTAACATAAGTGAGGTTTTATGGCAGATAATACTGTATTTTCAAGACTTAAAAAATTATTTTCTACAAGTACCATCGTCAGAAATGTCGGTGGTAAAAAATTACGCATCGCTGACACAGACAACGTTCAGTCTTTTATCAATAGACGAGGTGTTGACAGATATACTCGCGTATATCAATCGGGAACTGGTGGATATGGTTCACATTACGGTAGAATGGAAACTGCAGCGGCATTTCAAGGCGCACGTCTCCAATTATTCCGTGATTACGATATGATGGATAATGATCCAATTATATCTTCTGTGTTGGACATTTACGCAGACGAATCTACAGTAAAAGACGAATTCAGTAAAATTCTTGCTATTAAAACTGATAACACACAAATTCAACAGATTCTAGAAAATTTATTTTATGATGTATTAAATGTGGAATTTAATCTCTGGCCGTGGATTCGCAATCTTACAAAATACGGGGATTTTTTCTTATATCTGGACATAGACCCAGAGTATGGTATCGTTAACGCTGTACCGTTATCAATTTACGAAACTACTAGAGTGGAAGGTGCGAATCCAGAAAATCCTTTTTCTGTAGAGTTTCACATACAAAATGATTTCTTGAATCTTGGAAAAAAGGAATTCGATAATTACGAAATTGCACACTTCCGTCTCCTTTCTGATACCAATTTCCTTCCATATGGTAAGGCAATGATTGAAGGCGGTCGTCGTGTCTGGAAGCAATTACAATTGATGGAAGACGCAATGTTAGTACATCGCATTATGCGTGCACCAGATAAACGTAAGTTTAAGATTGATATTGGTAATATTCCACCAAATGAAGTGGAAACATATATGCAGCGTATTATTGATCGCATGAAAAAGTCACCACTTATCGATCCAAAAACTGGTGATTATAATCTTCGTTATAACATGATGAACATTGTAGAAGATTTTTATATGCCCGTTCGTGGTAGAGATTCGGGTACTGACATTGAAACAATGCAAGGTCTACAATTTAATGCTATTGAAGATATTGAATACCTTCGTCAAAAGTTACTTGCAGCATTTAAAGTCCCTAAATCATTTATTGGATATGAAGAAGATATTAATGGAAAAGCTACATTGGCTGCACAAGACGTTCGCTTTGCTCGAACAGTTGAACGTATCCAACGTATCGTGGTATCGGAATTAACTAAAATTGCTATTATTCATCTATATGTTCAAGGATTTACTGACGAGGAATTGGTAAATTTTGAATTAGCATTAACAAATCCATCTACGCTTTACGAACAAGAAAAAATTAATATTTGGAAAGAAAAGTTTGCTTTGGCAAGAGATATGACCGGCGGACAAGCTCAAATTCTTTCACAAGATTGGGTATATAAGCATATTCTTGAAATGTCGCAAGAAGAAGTTGAAGATGAGCGTAAAAAAATAATGGACGATATTAAACGTGTTCAAGAACAACAAGCTGCGGCACAACCACAAGAATCGGGAACACAAGGTGGTGACGCTCCATCGGGTGAATTACAACCAGCAACTCCAGCAGATGCTGATGTTGAATTAGGACCAGACCCAGAAATGGGCCAAGAAGATGGTGTGGAACCAGAGGAACTCGACGATGTAAATGCTATTTTAAATTCGTTGGGGGAAGATATCGATGAAGATGAATCGATGGACGATGAACTGGAAGAAATTTTAGTGAAAAATAAAGTTGGTCGTCCCCGTGAAGGATTAAAATTTGGTACGGATAGACATCCGTTAGGTAGAGATCCTTTGGGGCATAAAGAAAATACCAAAACCTATAAAAGAAGTACACTTTCTACGGAAGCCAAGCAATTTCTAGACAAATTACCTAGAAAGGGTGTAAGTAAATACCGTCAGATGATTGCTGACAGCATTATTCCAGACACTAAATTGGACGGTTAGTATATGTCGATTATATTTACTTATATGATGGTTGTTTACTCGTTAAATACGGATAACATATGAGCCTCAAACACAATAAAATTAAGAATACCGGCATTTTGTTTGAATTGCTGGTTAGAAAAATCGCAACGGATGTATTAGATGGCAAACAAGATAGTTTTGCCATCAAATTGATGCGTGAGCACTTCCATCCAAAATCAGAACTTGGAAAGGAGTTGCAATTATATCGCACGTTTTTTAATACACCGAAGTTGACGGAAAGTAAAGCATTTAACATGCTTGATTTAATTGTTCAACGCCGCCGTAGTTTAAATGAAAAAGTACTTTCTGCACAAAAATTTCTTTTAATTAAAGAAATTAAACAAAATTGTGATTTAAAACAATTTCTAAACGGTCGTGTTCCTTCCTATAAAGTGTATGCATCAATTTATAAACTTTTTGAAAGTGGTTCTGATGATGTGATGCAATTGGAGGATGTGGTAAAATCACGCTTTTTGGTAGTGGAACATTTGCAAGGTATTTTTAAAGAAGAAGAAATTATTAAAGAAAGCTCATACGTTGAAGCACTTCGTGGTCAAGATGAAGAAATTCGTTATCTGTCATATAAATTTTTATTAGAACGATTTAATGAAAAATATAGTAATTTTAATGACAAACAAAAAGCATTACTTCGTGAATATATCAATAAAGGAACAGATGTTGAGCAGTTTAGAAAATATGCAATAGCTGAAGCAACGTTTTTAGAATCTCAAATTAAAAAACAAAGTGTAAAAATTAAAAACGAGGTAACTCGTATCAAACTACACGAAGTCGTTGCACAACTAAAAAATATACAAGCAAAACCAATCATTAAAGAAAACCACATCACAGCACTTCTTATTGCATATCAATTAGTACAAGATATGAATTCGTTGAGTTAATATATGGATAAAGAACAACGCCTCCGTGAATATATTCGAAAGATGGTTCGTGAATTAATGAATGAAATTTCAACTACTGCCGGTGTTCCTGGGTATTTAACTCCACATGCTTTTTCTGGGGAAAAAGATAGAACCGCATCAGTTGACCGTATGGCAAAACGCATCGGGTATACGCTGACAAATAAAGGTAAAAAAGACAATAAAGGTGATAAGTTAACCGAGTCTTATAATAAGTTAAAAGATGAGTTTAAGACTCTCACGGAAAACTATTACTATGAATATCGGAATGATACCAGTAAACTTCCTCATCAAAAGATTGGTACGGCTATCTCTGAATTAAACAAACAATTAAAGCTAGTAGAACGGGCTTTAAAAATGAATAGTCGTTTAAAGAAAGAGTACGGTATTTCAGACGACAAATTGTGGAAACGTACCAAACACCAAATGACCAAACTAGAAGGTAAGCTTGTAGAACTTGCCGGCCGCCTTCGTGAGATGAGAGGATAATATGAAAAAATCTCGTTTAATGGAAATTATTCGTGAAACAATCAACGAAGAATTGGAATTAGAATCACAAGCAAGTGATGATGCAAAGAAGCAAGGTTTAGTATATAGAGGATATGAATCCGTTAGCGGCTGATAAAGCAAAAAAAGCAAATCGTCCTATTGGTGCATCTACAATGGTAACTAAAACACCAGATCAACAACGACGACGAAACAGACCAGAACCAGAAAAGGATGCGGAATTTAACGCAATGGGAAAATACACCGGTACTGATGCGGGGAATAGAATTGCTGACAAAGTTATTAGTAAATTTTTTGATACTTCCGATGCATTATTAGGTAAGTACAAGTATTATGATGACATTCCTGCGGATGAATTTATTGCCGCAACGGGTATTCCAAGAAAGGCAGCAGTTTGGACAGCTCAAAATAACAATAGCTATGAACAACCATTTAGTTATGATTCTGAAACTGATACGTTTAGTATCAATGACCCATACGATATTTAATTATAGGAAAATATATGGCATTACTTTGTGAATATACTGAATTACAATACGACCGTAGTATTCTAACGGAAGCAATGGACAGTAACAAACCATTAGTTCTTCGTAATGTCGTATTACAACGTGCCGATGCCAAAAACCAAAACGGCCGAGTCTATCCAAAAGAAATTTTGATGCGTGAAGCGGCTATGTATAAGAAGAACTTTGTGGAAAGCCGCCGAGCATTAGGTGAACTCGACCATCCAGAAAGTCCAGTTGTCAACCTTAAGAATGTTTGCTGCAATATCGTCGGATTATGGACAGAAGGTGATGACGTTCGTGGAGACATTGAAATACTCACCACACCAACTGGTAATATTGTTCGTGAACTTATTAAGAACAATATCCGTCTAGGCGTATCGTCCCGAGGTATGGGTTCGGTAAAATCGCTTGGAGAAAACACCGTTGAAGTACAAGAAGATTTTTCGTTAATTTGTTTTGATATTGTTAGTAATCCATCAACTATTGGTGCATTTATCAACGAAAATGTTCAATCAAAAGTTGTTGCGCCTTATGACAATATTGACAAATTAATTCACGATTTCCTCAGCGAAATAAAATAAAAGGAGAAATATATGCTAGGATTTATACTTATACTCGCACTTTTTGTTGCAATTGCTTGGTATGTCATTAAGGATATGAATACTCCGTTAGTTAAGACCGTAAAGACAACTGCACAAAAAGTAGAAGATACCGTAGAAAAAGTAGTAGATGTCAATAAGGATGGTGTGGTAAATGTTGCTGACGTTAAAGCTGCAGCAACAAAAGTTAAAAGTGTAGCTAAAAAAGTAACTACAAGAAAGCCACGTAAAAAAAAGGACGTATAATATGATTGAAAACGTCGAACAGACGCTAAAACGTATTGTTGAAACGGATACACCAGACTTTGTAAAAGGTAAAATGGTAGATACGTTTACGGCAAATATGTTGATGACCGTGATTCGTAAATTAAACGAAGAAAACAAACAAAAACTGTTCGGTCGTTCAATTAATGAAATGGTAGCTGTTGCGTATAAAGTACTTACTTATTAAAAATGGCAAAGGGAAAGACTTTATTTGTAACAGATTTTGATGATACCTTGGCACGCACAGATGCCAAGGTTATTGTCGTTAGAAATGGTAATCGGATAGAAATGGATCCAGCTGAATATGCTACATATGAAGAACAGCCGGGCGATCAATTTGATTTTTCAGAATTTGAGCAATTAAAAAATCCACGACCAATTCAACGATTTGTTAAATTATTAAAAGCTGCAGTAGAGAGCGCAGATAAAGTTGTGGTTTTAACGGCCCGAGGGCATACTAGACCAGTTGCACAATTTTTAAAAATGATTGGAATTCGTTCGGGTAGTGTTGCAATTGCGGCACTGGGAGATTCCAACCCAGAAAAAAAAGCAAGATACATAGAAAAACAAATACAAGACGGATACACTAGAGTTGCATTTGTTGACGACTCACCAAAAAATATTGAAGCAGTCAATAAATTAAAAGCAAAATATCCAGACGTTAAGATGTTGGTGCATCAAGTAAAAGAACCTGAAGAACCTACAACATCTCCTAAAAAAGAAGTTGAACTTCGTCCTATTAAAAAAGGTGATGACGATTACGTACAAGCAGACGAGTGGATACGTACCCAACATTATCTCAAAAAATGGCCAAAGTCTGTTCAATCCACATTAGGCGTATATGTTGATGGTAAATTGTCGGGAACATTGGTCTATGGTATTGGGACAAGAGGGCAAGCGGCAACCGATATTTTTGGACCAGGTGTGATGGCAAACAATCAACTGTGGGAACTTCAACGGGCGTTCACTACTGACGAAGCAAAACAATTAGTACCAAATCTTGGGTCAATGGTAATATCGCGTGGTAATGAATACATTCGTACAAACGCAAAAACTAAAGACGGTAAACCAGTAAAAGCAATTGTATCCTACGCAGACAGCGCACAAGGTCACGCAGGGTCTGTGTATAAAGCAAGTAATGCAACATATCTTGGAGAACAACCACCTCGTACTGGTTGGGCAATTACGGATCCAAAAACAGGCGATACAGTAACTCGAACAACAATTAAATCTTCTGTACTAAAATCGTTAGCAGACAAAGGATTTTTTATTGAGAAATTAAAGCCGGAAACTGGTAAACATAAATTTTTATACGCATTGGGTAAAGACCAGAATGAAAGGGATCAGTTGTTAGCTCAAATTAAAAAACCTATATTTGATTATCCAAAGGACGGGCAACCTGCGAAAGAAATTGAAAACGCAGCAAAAAAACGTTTGGCTGTAAAGAAACCACAACCAGCACCACCAACTACCACACCAAAATCAAAAAGAGAAACAATAAAACAATTATTAAGAAGTAAAGTCACTAATCCAGATACGGGTGAGAAGATTTTTGTACAGACGGCATTACGTAAAGACAAAACACATTCAGCGTATAAACAAGCAATGGGTATGGTAAATGCGTACGCAAAAAGATTTGGAATAAGAGTTAAACCACGTTAAATAATTTCGGAGGAAGTATGGAAGTTACGGTAAGAGAAGGAAAAGATGAGTTGTCAAAGGCTTTAAAGGTTTTCAATAGTATGGTAAAAAAATCAGAACTAATCCCAGAACTTAAACGTAGAGAATTTTTTTTGAAGCCATCTAAAAAACGTATAGCAAAGCGCCAAGAAGCTCTTCGTAGACGAAAACGGGAAGAAAAAAGATTAGCTCGTCAAAAAAAGTATTAATTAATAAAATTGAATTTTTAGAAAATAACCTTATATTTATTATAGAAACACTAGTTTATTATTAGTGGGTTTAATTTCAAAGTAAAATAGCAGATACTAATATCTACTTAAATCCCTATAGGAGTAACATTTTATGGCAGAAATTACTAACAAGCTTTTAAAACAAGCTATTGCAGATGCAGAAGCAGTTCGTGAAACTGCTATTGCTAATGCTAAGCTCGTTTTGGAAGAATCAATCACCCCACAAATTAAGGGTATGATTGCACGCCGTCTCCGTGTTGAAGCAGAAGGTGCTACGGAAACACCAGAACTTAAGAAAGACGCACCAGAAATGGAAGAAGCAACAGAAACACCATTTGAAGATGGTGAAGCAGAAGGTTCTTCCGAAATGCCAGCTGACAGTTCAACTATCGGCACCGGCGACAACAAAGAACCATCAGATGATGCATTTGATGCATCAGAAATGGATATGAGTGGTGAAGCACCATCTGATAGTGAAACCGATTGGTATGATGATTGGGACGAAGCAGATTTCGATCTCGGTGAAATTATCAAAGAATTAGAAAACGATATCGCAGCTCTCTCTGGTTCGGAAGAAAATAAAGAAGAATCAGAAGAAGAAATGCCAGAAGCTCCAGTAGCTGAAGCAAAGGAAGAAGAAAAAGAAGCTCCAGTAGCTGAAGCAAAGGAAGAAGAAGAGAAGGAAGAATTAAAGGAAAGTGAAGAAAAAGAAGAAGAAGTTTCCCTTGAAGAAATTCTTGCAGAACTTGAAGCCGAAGACGACCTAGCCGGTGCTGAAGCACATGGTGGTGAGGACAAGACACACGCAATGGCTGCTAAACTTGCAGGACTCAAGCAAGAACTCGCACAATATAGAGAAGCAGTTAATGTTCTCCGTGGCCGTTTACAAGAAGTTAACTTGTTAAACGCTAAGTTACTCTTTACAAACAAGATTTTCCGTAAGGAAGGACTCAATAATGATCAAAAAGTTCGCATTGTCGAATCATTCGATCGAGCAACCACCGTTCGTGAAGTTAAGCTTGTTTACGCTGCACTTGTAGAAAATCTTTCAGTAGCAGCTAAAACTTTCAACGCATCACGCAAGAAAGTTGTAGTAGAAGGTTTAGCATCAAAAGCTACACCAAGTACAGCACCAAAGGCTGAAGTTATCGTTGAAAATACGATAGCAAAACGTTTACAACAACTCGCAGGCATTCTATAATCTAGGAGAAAATATACATGTCAGTACATGAACTTATTAGTGAAGCTAAGTCCGCTCACGATGTAATCATCAACCAAACACGCGGATTATCAGCAAAGTGGGAAAAGTCAGGTCTTCTTGAAGGCTTAAAGGGATATGAAAAGCAAGGTATGTCAGTTTTGCTTGAAAACCAAGCACAACAACTTATCAGTGAAGTAACAGTAACAAATCCACAAGGTGCAGGCACAGCTGGTGAAAACTGGGCAGGTGTTGCACTTCCATTAGTCCGTAAGGTCTTTGGTTCAATTGCATCAAAGAATTTCGTATCAGTTCAACCAATGAACCTCCCAGCAGGTTTGGTGTTCTATATGGACTTCAAGTACGGTAATACCGCAAACGGTCAAACCGCACAACAATCACTTTATGGTAGTACACTTTCTTCACCATTCACCACTTTCGGTAACCAAACTACCGGTGGTTTGTATGGTGCAGGACGTTATGGCTACTCAATCAATGACGCGTCAGTTGCAATCAATTCAGTAGCATCACAATCAGTAACATTTGCTGATGTAAACTACAATGATGAATTCCTTGTAACTGGTTCATTGACCAAGTACGTAGTACCAGCAGTTTCTGCATCAAACGGTGATTTCTTAGCATCACGTGCATTCGTAATTTCTGGTTCAACCGTTGATTTTGCAAGCAAATTGCTTCCAGAATTTACCAAGTATGATGGTACAAATCTTACCTTCATCGTAAACGCAACTACAAACGATGCAGCAACACATTTGTTCTTTGTCAAGCAACCAACGGACACAACCCGTGGTGACTTTGAAGATCGTACAGGCGGTCCAGTTGACGCAACAACTGATTTGGCAATTCCACAAATTGATTTGGAACTTAAGTCAGAAACTATCGTTGCTAAGACCCGTAAGTTGAAGGCAGTCTGGTCACCAGAACTTGCACAAGACTTGAACGCATACCACTCAATTGACGCAGAAGCAGAATTAACAGCAATGTTGAGTGACTATGTTGCAACTGAAATTGACCTTGAAATTCTTGATATGTTAATTGCAGCAGCACCAGCAGCTAACACCGAATACTGGTCAGCAGAAATTGGTACTGTATGGAACGGTTCAACCTTTGCAGCTAACTCTTTCCAAGGAACTGCATGGACCAATATGACCTGGTACCAAACACTTGGTCAAAAGATGCAAAAAGTATCAAACAAGATTCACCAAGCAACAATGCGTGGTGGTGCAAACTTCGCAGTTGTTTCGCCAACCGCAGCAACAATTCTTGAAACCATTCCTGGCTTCCAAGCTGGTACCGATGGTGACAAGATGGAATTCGCAGCTGGTGTAACCAAGATTGGTTCATTTGCTAACCGTTTCACCGTATACAAGAACCCATACATGAAGGAAAACGTAATGTTGATGGGCTTCCGTGGTTCACAATTCTTGGAAACTGGCGCAGTATATGCACCATACATTCCATTAATTATGACCCCACTTGTCTATGATCCAAACAACTTCACACCACGTCGCGGCGTAATGACCCGTTACGCGAAGAAGATTGTTCGTCCGGAATTCTTCGGTAAGATCTACCTCGACAAGCTCTCAAGAGTTTAATAAACTTTTGATTGTAGTAAAATGGGAACCAGAAATGGTTCCCATTTTTATGCCTATAACACAAGTTATCAAACAGTATTTGATATTTATATCTGTATCTATTTGGGGAGACACATGCAAAATCGTGAACCAATTACGTTTGAAGAAAGACCTGTAAACCCATATGGATTAACTCCATTTGGTTTCTATGATAACGATCCTCAATTTCAAATTGAAGCACCAAAAGCTGCAACATTCGTAGCACGCAGATTGGGATACCCAGTAGTTGATGTTGAGTTAACGCATAGACAAATTTATGCATGTTTTGAGGAAGCAATAACGACATATAGTAATCAAGTTAATCAATTTAATGCACGAGAACATATGTTGTCGTTGCAAGGAATGAGTACGTCTACAGAAATTACTCAACGTAATATTATTTCTACACCAATTCCACAATTGGTAAAATTATCAGCACAATATGGAACTGAAGCAGAAAGTGGTGGTAATGTATCAGTTAAATCTGCAGCAATTAGTGCATCAGCATACACTCAATCATATGATTTACGAAATTGGGTATTGCCAGAAGATACTGGAAAAGCAATAGAAGTTCGTCGTATCTATCACTACATGCCACCAGCCATTGCACGTTACTATGACCCATTTGCAACCACGGGTCTTGGTTTAACGAACTTGATGAGTGAATTTGGATTTGATGGATACTCACCACCAGTTACCTTCGTGATGATGCCGGCATACGAAGATTTACTCCGTATTCAAGCAATTGAAATCAATGATATGATTCGTAAAAGTCAATACAGCTTTAGTATAGCAAATAATATTGTTCATTTTCAACCAGTTTTTAAAGTAAATTCTGTTGTGTGGTTTGATTATATGGTTGTAGATGATAAGATGAGTGGAAATGCACTCTATCAATCTGGCTCAGAAAACTCTATTGTTTCTGATTTTTCAAATATTCCATATGATAATATCCAATACAAAAACATTAATAGTATTGGGCGTTTGTGGATTTACAAATACACATTAGCAACAGCAAAAGAATTATTAGGTAATATACGATCAAAGTATCAAAGAATACCTATTCCTGATGCTGAAATAACATTAGATGGTGAAACTTTGCGTAGAGAAGCTGCGGATGAAAAGAAGGGATTGGTTGAAGAACTTCGTGAAACGTTGGAACAAACGGGACACCAAGCTCAATTAAAAAAGAGTATGGAAAATGCCGAAGCTATGCAGCAAATATTCAAGCACATCCCAACGCCAATATACATTTATTAAGAGATAGTTAATGCCACGCTTTGTATCTGAAAGAGACTTTCAGTTCTTCCAACACATCAACAAAGAAATAGTAATTGAAGTAGTTGATGTACCGGTCGTGTTGTATAGAATAATTCCAGAAATTACTAGTGTAAACATTTACGGTGAATCTACGAGTAAAACTAGATACCGTGGAATTCAATTACATGGATTGGTTCAATATCCTAAAACTGAAGCAGTTTCAGAAGGATTTGGATTTGATACAACACAAACTGTCGAATTTAAATTTGTTAAAAAACTATTACAAGATGTTGATGTGTTTCCTGAAGTTGGTGATATTATTGGATATAATGACAATTTTTATGAAATTGATAATGTAAATGATGTACAATTGATAGCAAGTCGTCCACAATTTGATCATTCAATTATTTGCACAACTCACTTGACTCGTCGTAGTGCAATTAATATTGAGGAAACGCACATATGAGCATTCCAAGATTTAATAGAGCATTAAAAACTACACGAAGCAGAACAAGTCGTGGGGAAGAAAATAAACAAGAAAAAGAACAAATACTACCAACGTCAGTAGGACTGATGACAGTAGATACTTCTATTATCAAATATCTACAATCAAAAATAGTTCCAGTAGTTACACAAGACGGTAAACAAATTAAAGTTCCTGTTATTTACGGAAATCCAGAAAGATGGAAGTCTGTACAACGTGATGGTGCCATCCGTGACAAGAATGGTAAAATTCAGTTGCCAATCATAATGATACGGCGTACAAGCATAAAGAAAAATAGTATGAACTCACCGGTAAACAAATATCAAGAATATCTGTTTAAAACTGGTTGGAATTCTCGTAATATATACGATAAATTTACGGCATTAAATGGAATCACTCCATCGCAAACATTTCAATCTGTGATGGTTCCCGACTATTACGATATTACATATGAAACCATCATATGGACCGAGTATATGGAACAGATGAATAAAATAGTAGAGAGCGTATCTTTTGAAAGTGATGAATATTGGGGTGAAGATAACAATTATAAATTTATAACTAGAATCAATCAATTTGACCAAACAAATGATTTACCAAATGCAAATGACAGACTTGTAAGAAGCAGATGTACTATAGACGTTAAGGCATACATCGTTCCAGAATCGGCATTAAACCGTGATGGAAATAGAGTCAGCACATCCCGTATAAACTACACCGCAAAGAAAGTTGTATTCAATTCCGAAATCGTGACAGACGTAAACGACATATAAAAAAATATCAATGTTTCAGAAAAATTTCATATATTTATGATAGGTATATAATTTTTAAAAAGGATTCTATATGAAAAAGGTCACGCCAGAAGAGTTGAAAGAAGTACAAGATTTACGGGACACGTTATATGTTATTACTTCTACTATCGGTGAAATGCACCTTACAAAAGTGTTGTTACAAAAAGAAATCGAAACCGTAGAAAATAACATAAAAAACGAAGAACAAAAATTCACGGACTTCCAAGAAAGAGAAAAGGTTATTTATAATAAGTTGCAAGAAAAATATGGTACCGGTAACATCGATTTGAATACCGGAGAAATAACAGTATAATATAACCCATTTGGAGGATTCGTATGGCAGAACGCATTGTGTCACCAGGCGTTTTCACTAGAGAAAGAGATTTGAGTTTCTTGACTCAAGGTATTAGTGAAATCGGGGGTGCATTCATTGGACCGACACCAAAAGGTCCAGCATTTATTCCAACTATCGTTAGAAGTCAACAAGAGTATGTTACCCAATTTGGTGAAGCCGACGCAAATCACTATACGGGATTAACAGTAAAAAATTATCTACGTGAAGCAGGTGTAGCAACCATCGTTCGTGTTCTTGGATTAAACGGATACGATAATGATGAAGTTGTACCAGCATTAATCTACGCAAGTGGATCAACTGGTCAAAAATTGTTTGCAGTATTGCATCCAAGTAGTACTGGTAACACTATTTCAGATGTTACTATATTAGGAAATTCTGGAAGTTTTAATCTTTCAGTAAACGTTCCAGGAACCGCAGCTGATATTAGTGCAAGTGGATTAAGTGGCGACGCAGGTTCATCAGCATATCTAGGTGATTTTTTTGGATACACACCGGCAACTAGTAAGGGTGCGTATGTGTATGCAATCTTCCCAGAAGCAATAACATCTGTTGGAACCGCAGTCACTATGTCCGCAGTAACCTCAAGTACAGCATTGTTCTTCTCTGGTTCAGTATACGGTCGATACAGTAACGCATCAACTCCTTGGATTCAATCACAAACAGTTGGTGGTGATAACATTGACTTGTTTAAATTCTGGACATTGGGTGACGGTGTAGCATCAAATAAAGAAATTAAAGTATCATTCTTGAATATGAAAAAAGCATCTGATGAAGATGAGTGGGCAACATTTACTATGTTGATTCGTTCATATGATGATACGGATGCACGTATTGAAGTTCTTGAACAATATGATAATGTAACATTGGATCCAGATAGTCCACAATTTATCGCACGTGTTGTTGGTAATAGTGCTCCATATGACGATCCAAATACTGACGAACGTTATTATCAAGGTGATTTCCCAAATCGTTCAAAGTATGTATATGTTGAAATGAGCGATGCAGTAATTCCAAAAACAGCAGTACCATATGGATTTGCGGCACTACAATCACCAGTAAGTGTAACTTCAACAGCATTAGTATCACCAGATTATGTCACTTCACGTTGGTTGAGTGGTTCAACGGAAGGATATTCAATTGATGCAGTAGATAAGAAGTACTACTATGGTTGGAACTTTATGACCACAGAAGGTACAAATCCATCATATCTTGCACCAATTCCATCAGGCTCAGTAAGTGTTGGTTCAGCATTTAATCTTGAATCATTAAGTGATGTTCCAGATGGATTGACATCAAAGACTATTGATATTGATGATGATGACAGTCTCGCATATCGTAAATTCTCTGTTCCATTCCAAGGCGGATTTGACGGATTAAATCCAGCACGTGATATTAATCTCGGTGGTGACATTGTTGCTTCAAATTCACAAGGATTTAATTTAGCAAATTCAACAACCGATGGTTCAGTAGCATATAAGAAAGCTATCCAAGCTATCAGTAATCAAGACCAATGGGACTTCAACCTTCTTGTACTTCCAGGCGTTATTTACGAATATCATTCGTATATCGCAAACGAAGCATTAAGTTTGTGTGAAGAACGTGGTGATGCATTCTATTTGATGGATACTGTTGGATTGAACTCGACCATTGCAAACGCAACTGGTAAGGCTGCAGAAATTGATAGTAACTATGCAGCAACTTACTATCCTTGGTTAAGAGTCATTGATGTAAATACAAACAAATTGCTTTGGGTTCCACCTTCAGTCATTCTTCCAGAAATTTATGCATACAACGACAACGTTGCAGCAGAATGGTTTGCACCAGCTGGTTTGAATCGTGGTGGTATCGCAAGTGCAGTCGGTGTACGTGCAAGACTTCCACAAGCACTTCGTGACACATTGTACGAAGGTAAGGTAAACCCAATCGCACAGTTCCCAGGTCAAGGCATCTGTGTATGGGGTCAAAAGACCTTACAACGCCGTCCATCAGCACTTGACCGTGTAAATGTCCGTCGTTTGTTAATCGCTGTGAAGAAATATATTGCAAGTGTTTCACGTTACCTCGTATTCGAACAAAACGTGGAATCCACTCGTAACCGTTTCTTAAACATTGTCAATCCATATTTGGCAAGTGTCCAAGAACGTTCTGGTTTGTACGCATTCCGTGTTATTATGGATGAAACCAACAATACACCGGATATTATCGATAGAAACATCCTCTATGGACAACTCTATCTACAACCGACAAAGACCGCTGAATTCATTATTCTTGACTTCAACGTTCTTCCAACGGGCGCTACATTCCCAACAGCGTAAGCTGAAACTGTGGAGGGAACCTAAAAAATTCCCTCCACAAATTCAACTAATTTAATATTTATAGCTAGATATCCTTTCGGAGATTATACATGGCAAACCTAGTACAAGAACAAGAGCTATTCTTTACAGCATTTGAACCAAAAATGAAGAATCGCTTCATCCTTTATATGGATGGTATTCCTTCATACATCGTAAAGAAAATCAATCGTCCAAAGTTAACCCAAGACGCAAAAGCACTTGACCACATTAACGTTCAACGTTATGTTAAGGGCAAAACCAAGTGGGGCACAATGTCATTGACACTTTACGATCCAATTGTTCCATCAGGCGCACAAGCAGTAATGGAATGGGTTCGTTTACACCACGAATCAGTAACAGGCCGTGACGGCTATCTTGAATTCTACAAGAAAGATTTAACCCTCAACGTTCTTGGCCCAGTAGGTGACAAGGTTGAAGAGTGGATTATTAAGGGTGCACAAATTACTCAAGTAGACTTTGCAGAAATGGATTGGGGTGCAGATGACCAAGTTGAATTCACAATTGAAATTCAACCAGACTATTGCGTATTGAACTACTAATCGTAGTTACAATTTAATAATAACTCTCGCAGGTGTTCATTCATCTGCGAGAGTTATATTTTTATAAGTCAAAATCACTCTCTTAATATGGTTTTTGATATTTATACAAGAGTGCTTTTTTCGTGAGAATACTATGGCAGACATTACGGATTTTGATATAGGTCAAGGAGAAACTTTCAAAATTCTTGCACATATATACACCGATACATCTGGTAGTGTTCCTATAGACATTACCAATTACACGTTTGTTGGGCAAATGCGTGAAAACTACACAACAACAGAAGTTGCCGCCACATTTAATGTAGAAAAAATATTACCATATGCTAGTGGTAGTATTTTTGTTAGTTTAACGCCGGAACAAACAGATATGTTAGAACAACGTACATATGTGTACGATTTATTGATGATTACGGGATCTTCGGGCGAAGTTGTTCGTCGTTTATTAGAAGGGGCATTTACGATCAGACCAGCAGTTACTAGAGATTACTAATGGCACATATTGAATTAGATGTTCCAGATTTAAATGTCAATATAGAAAGTGAAATAAATAATACGCGTGTCATTTTACGACAACCTACAACTTTAGTATCCCAGACTTCTCCATACTTAAATGTAGCACAGAGCGCAATAACTGCGTCATACGCAGTAACTTCGTCGTATGCTATTTATGCATTATCGCTTAGTGGGTCTATTGAATCTGCGTCTTATTCTGCGTTTGCAGCGTCATCATCGTATGCATTAACTGCTTCATATGTAAGTGGAGCGGCCAGTACATGGGATACTATTTCAAACAAACCAATTGGATTGGTATCATCATCTACACAAATATCAAACTATAATATATTTGTAACAACTGGTTCAAATCAATTTAATGGAAATCAGTACATTACCGGTTCACTAAATGTAACACAAGGTATAACTAGTTCGTTATTTGGTACTAGTAGTTGGGCAAACTACGCAACCACTGCGTCTTATGTTAGTGGAATGTCAAGTGATTGGGACGATATAACAAATAAACCTAGTGGACTTGTATCCAGTTCGGTACAAATTAATACTGGGTCATTTAGTGGATCATTTACTGGTCAACTTATTGGTACCAGTAGTTGGGCAAATAATTCAATTTCAAGTAGTTACGCAGAAACTTCTAGTCTAACATTTAAAGTATCAGTATATACGGGAAGTGCAACGGTCGGCCAGGCATCGTACACCGGCTCATTTACTGGTTCTTTCAACGGTACAGCAAGTTTCGCAACTACAGCATCGTATGCATTAAATTCTTCGGCAATAACATCGTCAGCTACCGCACCGGCATATCCTGCTCAGAATGAACTATGGTATGATAACACAACTGGTAAAACATACATCTATTATGTTAGCGCAAGTCAAGGGCAGTGGGTATTACAATCAGACCCAACATACGATGTAGGTGCTGTTGTACAAGCAGCAAGTTCATCTATAACGTTTACTATTCCAAATTTTCAACCAACTACACCATTAACTGGATCAATTTATTTTTCTGGTAATTGGTTGTATATCTATAACGGCACTAAATATGTTAGTGCAAGTCTAAATTAATAGGAATGTGATATGTTAAGTTTTCCGACAAACCCAACGACGGGACAGCAATATACAGATGGAAATGGAAAAGTGTGGAAATACGATAGCGTGAAGTGGAATATATCCAACACGCCCGGCATCAAACAATTTTTCGGAACAAAAATTAGTTTAGCAAATGATGTATTTTTAAATGATACATTAAGTACAATACCATGGGATACAGAAGAATTTGATACCTCTGGGTTTTTTAATGCATCAGCTGCAACTATAATACGCATTCCAACTACCGGATACTATAGATTACATTTGTCAATATACACGGGACAAGAAGGTAACGGTGCGTCATATACTATCGAATTAAAAAGAAACTCATCGACATTAATACAAGAGTCGATGGCTGCTTATCAATCGGGTATATATGACGTAACTACATTATTAAATAGCGGTGATGAAATTATATTATATGCGTCCGAAGATAATAATATTGGTAGATTAGTTGAAGGTACATTCGTGGAAGTTCAGTTGGTGGGATATACATTCGGTAGTTCGTTAATTCCTGGATTTGAATTTAGCGGAATAAAAGCAGAATTGCAAAATCAATTATCGGTATCAAGTACAGAAACTGCTATAGAATGGTTAACATCTGATATTGTATTTAATACAAATGCTGATTCGGCAGGAAACGTATATTGGGATAACGGCGAACCTAGCAAATTTACAGTATCCACTGCTGGATATTATAGATTACGTGCATTTATTTTAACTGGTATAAATGGTTCATCTGATTCATATACGATTAATGTCAAAAAAAACAACACCACAGATATAGAAACAATAACGTTAGGCGCAAACGAATCGGCTGAATTAGACGAAACATATTATTTAGAATTAAATGATTATATAGAAATAACATATAGTAATACTGAAAATTTAGGTACTATAGAAGCAGACAATACATTTTTTGAATTAACACGGTTAGGAGTATAGTATGGCATTTATCAAATCGACAAATCTTATTACTGACGTTGCACTCACTGTAGATGGTTTGGTAGGTGGAACTAATGGTAAAATAGTACGAATAAGTGGAAACAATACTGTAACCAACGCAAGTTATAATGACACGGCATCTCAATTAAATGCAGTACTATTTAAACAGGCAGGCGTATATTACGCAGCAGGTGTAATACCGGAATTAAGTGGACTTGTAGCAGGCGCTCCATATTTTCTTGATGAGTTTGGTGGATTAACTTCATCACCACCAACACCATCTTCAACAATTCGAGTATTATATATTGGATTTGCAATTAATACTACTGATTTACTTTTCCGTCCTGGTATTCCTATCTCGGGTTAATTATGGCACAAATTTATAATTGGAACGTAGAAGGTTTTCGTAATTCCTATGAAAAATACGTATACAAACAAAAAGGATGTAAAGCTAAACACATAAAGAGTTGTGTGTGTACTGGAAAACTGGCAACATACTGTCGTCAGTATTTTACATCTATGAAAATGTTTGATATCCGTGCGCAACATATTGTCACACATTTTAATCTTGCCGCAGGTAGTCGGGTGTTGGTCGCAGGATGTGCATTAGGATTTTTGATGGAATCATTACAAAAGTTGGGTATGGTCGTATACGGATTTGATAATTCATCTTATATTCAATTACTAACCAAAGACCCCAAAAATCCAGAAAAAATACAATTTCCAATTCATAATATTGATATTACGTCAAGTAACTTTACTACCGAAATACAACAAGCAACGGGTCACACCGCATTTGATTGTATAGTGACTGAAGATGTACTCCCGTCATTTGATGACTTTACACAAATTATTTTTAATTGTAATAGTGTGTCACAGAAGGTATTTCATATTGTAGATTTAGATTGTGGTGAAGCATTTACTAATAAAACAGTAGAGCAATGGATCGATGTCAGTCCTTCACATACGTGGGCAAATTACGAAGGAGTAGTGTTAAATGCCAATAACTAATGTCACTAGAAGTGTAGACCTTAATAATACTAAATGGTATCTCCCACATCCCGCAGGTTGCGGGATGGACGAGGGATATTATATTATTTATTCAGCAAGTTCCACATCTAATCAGATCAATAACGGCTCTGGATTAATTAGAGCGTATAAATGGAATACATTACTATCTGGATCTCGTACTGATGGGTTTCACACGATAACAGGAACCGTACAATTAGTATCGGAAAGTTTAAGTGGGTCTAGCAATTGGGTCAATTATCACGGTAGTGATATTATTCATATTGGTCGTGGTGTAAACGATATTACTGGTGTTCGTGAAGATGATGCGTTTTTCTTTGCTCATTTAGGACAATATGGTACGACTAGTGCGACACTTGACGATTTCTTCTATTGGGATCGTTTGTATGTACCGACCGGATCATATACTTGGGATTTTTATCAATATCATGCACACAATCCTACGTCATATGCGACATTTAATAATGGTCGATTTGTAATGGGAGCAGAAGATAGACAAGGACCAACTGGAATTGAAGAATATGGGCATATGATTAACGTGTCTGTAAAATCTGGAGCAACAAATTATTTATCTGTTATGGCTCGCGTTCACACACCGTCCGTTGGTGGTGCACACAATTCTCATAACGATTTAGAACTTCCATCTGTCACAAATAAAAATTATATGATGGGTGGTATAATTAATGGATCATCTGATAGATTTCATGCATTTTACTTGACAGCAAATGGATCACAATGGGATGTATTTTCTCGTACATTTAATTATGTTAATCAAGTGTTTAATGCCGAAGTCAATCATGGGACATATGATTTAGCAGATGCACAGATTGCTAGAACACCAGGGTCGTCTAGTTTGTATCCATTTCGCGCAAGTGTAGGAAAACGTATAGGATCGGAAATATATATTCCTGCTATTTACAATAGCGGTTCTTCTGGAAAATTTGACTTAAAGGTGTGGAACTTTACATCCGCAAATAACCTATCAGAACTCCCAACAGTAACAACTATTATCAGCGGTTCGAATGTACGACCGGATTGTCATTTAGAAATTGCTAATAATACTTTATACGCAGCGGTCAGTAATACAAATGATGGTGGAGTAAATTTGTATAAATATAGTGCTAGTGTGTGGTACAATCAAGGACAAATTGTATCTAATAATCCTGGAAAATATTTACGTGTTCACGGATTGAACTTTAATGTAGAAGAATTCAAATTTTACACAATGATTTCCGGTGACGCTTCGGGGTCGGGTACGACATATTCTGGGTCAGGTGTGTACTCCTTTTCTCCAGACATCCCGTTTTTAGGTTATAAGCATTTAGATTACATCACAGGTAGTAATTCATTTATTGTACGAAATGCCTTAACAAATGGCTACGTGCAGTTTGATACATCAACGGGTACATTAAAACGTTCTGGATCTCAAGAACCACAAGGTCTTGATGTGACTATGCCCGTTTTACAATATGATGATAGCAGTACACAATTTTTTGATAAACGACAAGCTGTTTTGTCGGCCGACGAAAATTTTATACAAGGTATAGAATTACAGGACGGTCGCCAGTTATTTGTGGGTACTAAAGCAGCGATAGATGATGACTTTGATATTAATTATAACAACGGTCTTATCGCATTGTTTAGTCCAGGAGATACATCGCCACCAGAATATTACCAAGTTACTGGACGTTTTGATGACTTTATTACGGGCGTAACACAAGCATCAAATGGTAAAATTTATATTGTCGGATATACTAAAGATGAATTAGTACCGAAAAGTAGATTATTCGTACATGGTATTGGTCGTGGATTAGTAAAGTCAATGAACACTACAGAAAAAATTGAATTTATTGATATGGTAACGGACAGTACGGGGTCACAATACTATGCTGGGAACCATATTCAAAGTTCAAGTATTGTAGTTGCAAAATACGACAAGGATTTTGATCTTCAATGGCAACGAGATATATCTGGTGGGTCATTAGCAGATACCGCATATGCAATTACTCGGGACACCTTGGGATACCTATATGTCGCCGGTGGTACTACTAACAGTGGAAGTGGAAATCAAGATGCATTATTAATTAAGTTAGACTCTACTGGATCTATTGTGTGGACAAAAATGTACGGTACGTCTGACAATCAATATGCAAGCTCTGTTGCTCGGGTCACAAAAAATAACACAGATTATATTTTACTTTCCGTTGTTTCGGGTAGTACAACAACTCTTACAACGGTTGATACTGACGGTACTATTCAAGAACAAAACTCGTATCCTAATTTAGTAGTAAATAGAGTACGCAGACATGAAACCACATCAGACGGTAGGTTTACCTTTGCAGGAAAAATTACGGGAAGTGTCAGTACAGCATCATTTGGAGTAGGAACAATTATCAACACTCCAATGATAGAATGGATGCGCAGTCACAACAGCGCTTCTACAAATACGGAAGCAATGGACATGCGAAACACCGGTACGGGTTCTGGATATTTGGAATATGTAGTGGTGGGTACGGAAGGTACGAATGGATTTGCAACAGAAATTGTTAGTCAAAGTGGTGGACTAACAAGTCAATGGACAACTACTACGTCAGGTTCATATTGGAAAGCAGTCTCCGCATCTCCATCATCGGTCGCCACTTCATCACGACGATTTTTTGCTGTGGGGTATGCAAGTAGTTCTGGTACACAAGTAACTGGTGCTGAACATGGGGGTGGTGATGGTATTATTGCTGGATTTGATAACACGGGAAGTGTATTCTTTATTAATGGATTAGGTCACGATAAGGCAGAATCATTATATGCAATAGAACGTGATGTTACGACATTTAATTATATCACTGCAGGGTGGTCAGAATCACATACCAACGGACGCCGAGGATTGATATTTAGATTTGCTCGTACTGGTTTTGGAACTGGTAATCATCATTTACAAGATGAAACGGGAATGGATATGTGGTATGCTTCTGCTTCAGCACTAACTTCAACCGCAAGTTTAGGTACATCCAGTACATCAACAACACCAACTAATACTGCAGGAACATTATTAACAAGCGCGTCTATAACATTTACTTCAATATCTAGTTCATACATGAACGAAATTTACGAAGGTAGTAATGTGTTTGACGGATTTTTTGGCGTACTAGATTTAAACGATTTACAAGAATATAAAAATTCCGGCTCTTATATTGAAGGAGCAATTAATCCTATTAATAGTTTAGTTACATGGACACAAATTGGTGTAGCCGGTGACGGTGAAGCAGACGATGGTAATATCTTTGCGTACGATGTAATTGAATTAACCTCGGGTAGTAACGCAGGACGTATTGGAATTGCAGCGGTAGCATCTGGTGACGTAGTAGCATATAATACGGGTAACACGGGTGTGTACGATTATATGATTGCGTTTTATGATCCCGCTAATCCACTTTCTGATACCGGATTCTTAATTAATCAGATTGGTACAGAATTCGATGAAGAAATTTATTCGCTTACCGAATTATCAGATGGGCGGGTAGCATTCGTTGGTCGTACAGCGGGCGACCTTGGTGGTACGCCCGTAGGTGGATATGATATTTTCTTGGGTATCACCGATGTTCGTAACTTGACACAATTTGTCCCACCTGCCGGCGGTGCGGCACGATTTACCACCGACTATTATACTACTGGATCTGGGTTAGCTGACCGAGGATTTGTTGTGCATGATATAAATAACGTTATACCAAATACGTTAGCAATTACGTATGAAACTGCTGGTGACGTTGGTGGTAGTGCAAATCTTGGTGCAGAAGATATCGGTATTATTTTATTTAATTATAGTACTGATACTTGGGGCAATGTCTATCAGTTAGGTACCACACAAAACGATACATTAAATACTTTTGGCAAACCAAGCACGTATTTGAGAGATGGTCGTATTGCAATTGTAGGGTCTACTACAGGTGTATTTGCTGATGATGGAAATTCGTTTGGTTCTAGTGATGTGTTTGTGGCGATATTTGATATAACAACGGAAACGTGGAAAAAATATCAAATAGGAACTGGTGCGGCAGATTTTGGTAATTCCGTACAAGTTGGTGCAGGTAACAAACTAATTATAGCAGGCACTACTGCTGCATCATTTACCTCACCAAATGATGGAATTACGGTTAGTTTTAATGCGGCACGTGGAATTAAGGGACGAATAACAGAATAACGGAGTTATGTACTATGGCAAATTTAGTAGAAATTCTTACAAAACGATATCCAAATACGATATGGACATGTGGTAATGATGATTACAACACATTAGCTTGGTATCCAGAAAACACAATACCAAAACCCACAGAATTGGAGCTTCGTGGATTGGATGCGGAAGTATCATTAGAACTAAAGTGGGATGTGGTTCGTGCTGACCGAGATGAATTATTACAATCATCAGATTGGACGCAGTTATCTGACAGTCCGTTAGATGCTGGACAAAAAGCTGCGTGGGCATCTTATCGTCAAGAATTACGAAACGTTCCTCAACAACAAGTAGAACCTGAAAACATTATTTGGCCCACTCAACCGTAATATGAGGTAGTAGATGGCCAGAATATATTCACAAGCTGCACAAACAGCAGCTTCAGGATCCCCTCTAACTGCATACAGTAGTCGTACTTCCGTAAGTGTTAGTGTTACGGCGGGTAAACGCTATGCGATATTCTGGTCAGCAATAATGAGTCATAGTGCGTTAACTTCTCGTGCGCGCGTTCGACTACAAAACGTTACTAATGGAGTAACATTACAGCAATTTGAATTTGAACCACAAGACTTAACGGACAGAATGAGTGCAGTGGATGTAAACGTATTTACTGCTTCATCTACTACAACAATTGAATTTGCTATACAATGGAGTGCATCCGCCGGTACTGCTACCATTTCTGACGCGTATATTAATGTGTTAGAATTAGATGATGCTGACGTTTCTTCATATGATAGCACACAAATTGCTACAACAAATGCCGTAGCTACTCCAATAGATTCTATTAATATTCCTGCTGGCGAATGGTTTGTGTTTGGATCGTGTAACGTCAATACTCCACGAACGGCACAAGCAGCGGATGATATGGTTGTACAATTGTCTGACGGCACAAACACCTATATGGTACGAACACAGTATTATGCAAAAGATACATTAGGAATAACACCATATTTTGCAATCGTAACGGCTTCTCTTGGTGCAACAACAACGTTTTCACTAGAACATAGCTCACCAAACGGACAAAATATTGTCAATCAATATCGAACATTATTAGCATTAGACAGGTCTAAATTTGCAGAAACGTATGCCGCGGTCAGTGAATCTGCACAAATAGACTCTACAAGTGCCGGTGCACCAACCGCCATAATAACATATACGCCAACTATTGCAAACACAGGCAATCATTTAGTGGTGGGTACGTGGACGACAAAAATTAGCGCAACTAACTCATCAGTCTTTTCTCACTTTGGTACTTCAACTACGGAACCTGGTCAATATACAGCAACCCGCCAACCACTCCGTGAAGCATCCGTTAATAATATTGACGAATTTGCACACGGATGGACGGACGTTGAATCATTAACTGCGGGGTCGATTACAAAAGTCATCGCATGGCGTCCAGAAGCAAACGTAAATGCGACAATTTCTGATGCAGCCATTGTTATTATGGATTTGGATGGTGCCGTTGCTGCACCGAGTCCAACGCCAACTACAACACCAACACCAACACCAACACCGTCTATTACTGTAACACCATCTATTACCACTACACCAAGTATAACTGTTACCCCTAGTATTACTACAACGCCTAGTATTACAACAACGCCTAGTATTACCACCACCCCAAGTATTACGCCATCTATTACGACCACACCGTCTATTACTACTACACCGAGTGTTACTACAACGCCGAGTATTACTAGAACTCCAAGTATTACCACTACGCCTTCTATTACCACTACACCATCTATTACTGTAACACCGTCTATCACAACAACGCCGTCAATTACTATTACGCCAAGTATAACACCATCTATTACAGTCACACCATCTATTACCACAACGCCGAGTATTACTACCACGCCGAGTATTACGCCAAGTATTACTACAACACCGTCTATTACTACCACGCCTAGTATTACTACTACCCCAAGTGTCACACCTTCCATTACCACAACACCAAGTATTACGACTACTCCGAGTATTACTACAACACCCAGCGTTACTAATACACCGTCTATTACTAGAACTCCAAGTATTACTACTACGCCTTCTATTACCACTACTCCAAGTATTACGACTACCCCAAGTATTACTGTAACGCCATCTATTACTAGAACGCCATCTATTACTACAACGCCTAGTATTACTACTACACCAAGTGTCACACCTTCCATTACCACTACACCATCTATTACCACTACACCATCTATTACTACAACCCCAAGTATTACTACTACCCCAAGTATTACTACTACCCCAAGTATTACTACTACCCCAAGTATCACCACAACACCAAGTATTACACCCAGTATTACTACTACACCATCTATTACTACAACGCCAAGTATCACTACCACTCCTAGTGTCACGCCAAGTATTACCGTTACGCCATCTATTACCACTACACCAAGTATTACTACTACTCCGTCAATTACAACTACTCCGAGTATTACCACAACACCGTCTATTACGGTAACGCCTTCTATTACCACTACGCCGTCAATTACCACTACTCCAAGTGTCACGCCATCTATTACCACCACGCCTAGTATTACTACTACACCTAGCGTCACGCCTAGTATTACTACTACGCCAAGCGTTACAACTACTCCAAGCGTTACGCCATCAATAACCACTACGCCGAGTATTACTACTACACCATCTGTTACCACTACGCCGAGTATTACTACTACCCCAAGTATTACTACTACGCCGTCAATTACTACCACACCAAGTATAACACCATCGGTTACAGTTACACCATCTATTACAGTCACACCATCTATTACAACAACACCATCGGTCACTGCTACGCCATCGGTTACCGTTACGCCTTCTATTACTGCTACGCCATCTGTTACTAGAACACCTAGCGTTACACCATCAATAACGGTAACACCAAGTATAACAACTACGCCAAGTATTACTACTACGCCAAGTATCACGCCAAGTATTACTACTACACCATCTGTTACTACTACGCCGTCTATTACTACTACTCCAAGTATTACGCCGTCGGTTACAATTACGCCAAGTATTACTACAACACCGAGTATCACACCTTCTATTACTACAACACCATCTGTTACGGCTACGCCAAGTATTACTACAACGCCATCTATCACCACAACTCCAAGTGTAACAGTTACACCAAGTATTACAGCTTCACCTGGTGTATCTGTAACTCCATCAATAACTGTAACTCCATCAATAACCACAACACCTTCTATTACACCAAGTATTACAGTAAGTCCTAGTATTACAGCAACCCCTAGTGTTACTGTAACTCCTTCGGCTACAACAACACCATCTATTACAACAACGCCTTCTATTACCACTACGCCAAGTATTACTACTACCCCAAGTATTACTACTACGCCGTCAATTACTACCACACCAAGTATAACAACTACGCCATCTATTACTACTACGCCTAGTATAACTGTTACCCCAAGTATTACTACTACGCCTAGTATTACCACAACGCCTTCTATTACCGCAACACCATCTATTACTGTTACGCCAAGTATTACTACTACCCCAAGTATTACTACTACGCCGAGTATAACAACGACCCCAAGTGTCACACCTAGTATAACAACTACGCCAAGTATTACTACTACGCCAAGTATCACACCAAGTATTACAACTACGCCAAGCGTTACAACTACGCCAAGTATTACAACTACGCCAAGTATTACTAGAACTCCAAGTATTACAACTACGCCAAGCGTTACAACTACGCCAAGCGTTACAACTACGCCAAGCGTTACACCATCAATAACCACTACGCCATCTATTACCACTACCCCGAGTATTACTACTACCCCAAGTATTACTACTACCCCAAGTATTACTACAACGCCAAGTATTACTAGAACGCCGTCTATTACTACTACACCAAGTGTTACTCCATCTGTTACTACAACGCCTAGTGTTACACCATCCATCACCAATACGCCATCTATTACCACCACACCAAGTGTTACACCAAGTGTTACTATTACGCCAAGTATTACTACAACGCCTAGTGTTACACCATCCATCACCAATACGCCGTCTGTTACAACCACGCCTAGTATTACTACAACACCGTCTGTTACAACCACGCCTAGTATTACTACAACACCGTCTATCACGGCAACGCCATCTATTACCACAACGCCAAGTATTACCACAACGCCAAGTATTACAACTACGCCAAGTATTACTAGAACGCCGAGTATCACTACAACACCAGGATCAACACCATCTGTTACCGTTACACCGAGTATCACTACCACGCCGTCTATTACCACTACACCTAGTGTCACTAGAACACCTTCTATTACTACTACCCCAAGTATTACTACTACGCCGTCTATTACCACAACGCCAAGTATTACTAGAACGCCCAGTATCACGCCATCTATTACCACTACGCCGTCTGTTACTTCTACACCCAGTATCACTACTACACCGTCTGTTACCAGAACACCATCAATCACAACTACGCCAAGTATTACGCCAAGTATTACTACTACGCCGTCAATTACTACCACACCAAGTATTACTACTACGCCATCTATTACCACTACGCCGTCTATTACTACTACTCCAAGTATTACTAGAACGCCTAGTGTCACTAGAACGCCAAGTATCACGCCATCTATTACCACTACGCCGTCTATTACCACAACGCCAAGTATTACTAGAACGCCATCTATTACGACTACCCCAAGTATTACTAGAACAACAAGTGTTACACCTAGTATTACTACAACGCCTTCAATTACTACTACCCCAAGTATTACTACTACCCCAAGTATTACTACTACCCCAAGTATTACTAGAACGCCTTCTATCACAACTACACCAAGTATCACTAGAACATCAGGCGTTACACCTAGTGTTACTACAACTCCGTCTATTACACCATCAATTACCGTCAGTATTACCCCATCAATAACTAAAACCCCATCGATAACACCGACTCGTAGTGTAACAAAAACACCAACGGTTACGCCAACTATTACACCGACTCGTTCAACTACCCCTACAGTAACACCGAGTGTAACAATAACACCTTCTATAACTCCATCAATTACCCCGTCTGAAGTAAAAGTTAGTGATATAGCAATTTATGGTATAGAATTACGTTATAAAGTTGGAATGGTGGAACATTCATACATTGGTGGTGTAAATCAATCTTTACCTGTAAAAGACCAAGGTAATATTTGGGTGTACGGAGAACAATTATTATACAGTGATTATAGTGGGGTGACAAGAGTAATTACTGGTGCTAGAGTACAAATAACCAATCGTAAAGCAGGTGAAATATTTATCAAAAATGGACGTTTGTATTGGGTAATTGGTGATGATATTACAAATTATGAGTTCGCATTATCTAACGAATCTTCATTTAGTTATTAAAATTCATATTTATATGAAATGTATAACGTGAGGTGTATTCGTGGCTGAGACAAGACTTTCTGGCGCATTAATAAGAACTGGAACGAATATCGGACCTGTGAACAAACTATCAGTTGGAGATGTGACCACACCAAGTGGTTCTCTTCATGTTGGCGGTACGACAGTTCTACAACAAATATTAGAAAAAAATACTATTGCTGCGACTGCGGCAACGGGGACAATTAATTTTAATGTATTATCACAAGGGGTGTTGTATTATACAACTAACTCATCGGGTAACTGGACTCTAAACTTTACAGGTGACATTTCGACTACATTAAATGATATAATGTATATTGGGCAAAGTTTGAGTTTGGCGTTTTTAGTAACGAACGGTTCTCCCGCATTTTATGTCACATCTCATACAATTGATGGTGCTTCTGTAACACCAAAATGGCAAGGTGGTGCTGTTCCCTCAGCGGGTAACACAAATTGTATTGATGTGTATTCGTATGTTATAATAAAAACAGCAAATGCTACATTTACTGTGTTAGCATCAGTAATACCTTTCGTTTAATAAGATTGTATGACTCCGGTACTTGGTGCACGAGGTGGTGCTAGTGTTAGGTCGTTTGGTTTATTTGGGGCAATAACACCAACGCCTACGCCTTCAATTACTCGTACTCCATCGGTTACACCAAGTATTACTCCGTCGAGAAGCGTAACGCCTAGTATTACACCATCAATCACAATTACGCCAAGTATTACGCCTTCTATTACTAGAACGCCAAGTATTACTCCGTCAATAACAGTAACAACTACACCTAGTGTTACTAACACCCCTTCAATTACGATAACTCCGTCTATTACTGCTACTACTACGCCAAGTATTACAGTTACACCTTCTATTACTATTACACCATCTATTACAACTACGCCAAGTATTACTAGAACGCCATCTATTACGACTACGCCATCAATTACTATCACCCCAAGTATTACTAGAACGCCTTCTATTACGACTACACCAAGCGTAACTAAAACGCCAAGTATTACTACTACGCCGTCTATTACCACTACGCCGTCTATTACCACTACGCCAAGTATTACGCCAAGTATTACTGTTACACCATCTATTACTAAAACGCCAAGTATTACGCCAAGTATTACCATTACACCATCTATTACTAAAACACCTTCTATTACTACAACACCGAGTGTTACCAGAACGCCATCTATTACGGTAACCCCAAGTATCACACCTTCTATTACTACAACGCCAAGCGTAACAACTACGCCAAGTGTTACACCATCTATTACCACTACACCGTCTATCACAACTACTCCAAGTATTACTACAACGCCGTCTATTACAACTACCCCTAGTGTTACCACGACGCCAAGCGTTACGCCATCTATTACTACCACTCCTAGTATTACCAGAACACCAAGTATTACTACCACGCCTTCTATTACTACAACACCAAGTGTTACCAAAACACCATCTATTACTACTACGCCAAGTATTACTACCACGCCTTCTATTACGACTACACCATCTATTACTACTACGCCAAGTATTACTCCAAGTATTACACCGTCAATTACCACTACGCCGTCTATTACCACTACGCCGTCTATTACCACTACGCCGTCTATTACCACAACACCGTCAGTTACAACTACTCCAAGTATTACAGTTACACCATCTATTACTAAAACGCCAAGTATTACGCCAAGTATTACGTCTTCGCCGGGGATTAGTGTAACCCCAAGTATTACGGTAACACCGTCTATTACTACTACGCCTTCTATTACAAAAACACCGAGTGTTACGGTAACGCCTTCTATTACTACTACGCCGTCTATTACCACAACACCGAGTATTACTCCATCAATTACAACTACGCCTTCTATTACCACAACACCATCTGTTACAAATACACCAAGTATCACTACAACACCATCAGTAACTACTACACCGTCTATCACCACCACGCCTAGTGTTACTACCACACCAAGTATTACTCCATCTATTACCACTACACCATCTATTACTACCACACCAAGTATTACCAAAACGCCTTCTATTACAACTACGCCTTCTATTACTACAACGCCAAGTATTACCAAAACGCCTTCTATTACGACTACACCAAGTATTACGGTAACGCCGTCTATTACTACCACGCCATCAGTAACTACTACACCATCTATTACAACTACACCAAGTATTACGCCAAGTATTACGACAACGCCTTCTATTACTACTACACCATCTATTACAAGAACGCCAAGTATTACTACTACGCCTTCTATTACTAAAACGCCGAGTATTACGATAACGCCTTCTATTACAAGAACGCCTAGTGTTACGGTAACGCCTTCTATCACAACTACACCAAGCATTACACCATCCATTACGACTACTCCATCTATTACCACCACACCAAGTATTACCACTACGCCTTCTATTACTACTACGCCCAGTATTACGCCGTCTATTACCACTACGCCGTCTATTACCAGAACGCCGTCTATTACGACTACGCCAAGTATTACGCCAAGTATTACGATAACGCCTTCTGTCACTACAACACCAAGTATTACTACAACGCCTTCTGTTACTATTACGCCTAGTATTACACCATCTATTACCACTACGCCTTCTATTACTAGAACCCCGAGTATTACTACTACACCGTCTATTACTGTTACGCCAAGTATTACTCCATCAATTACAACTACGCCATCTATTACTAAAACGCCAAGTATTACTACCACACCGTCTATTACAACCACACCTTCCGTAACTAGAACGCCAAGTATTACCACTACGCCTTCTATTACCAGAACGCCGTCTATTACTACAACACCTAGCATTACACCTTCTATTACCATTACGCCAAGTATTACTACAACACCAAGTGTAACTCCGTCTATTACCACCACACCATCTATTACGACTACACCAAGTATTACTACAACACCGTCTATTACAACTACACCAAGTATTACTCCATCTATTACAACTACACCAAGTATTACAAAAACGCCTTCTATTACTAGAACCCCAAGTATTACCACTACACCAAGTATTACAACAACGCCAAGTATTACTAAAACGCCGTCAATTACTACTACACCTTCTATCACTACAACGCCAAGTATTACTACAACGCCAAGTATTACTCCAAGTATTACTAAAACGCCTTCTATTACTACAACGCCAAGTATTACTACAACGCCGAGTATTACCGTAACGCCAAGTATTACTCCATCAATTACAACTACGCCATCTATTACTAAAACGCCAAGTATTACCGTTACACCATCTGTTACCATCACACCATCTATTACTACTACTCCTAGTATTACCAGAACACCAAGTATTACGACAACGCCTTCTATTACTACAACGCCTTCTATTACTACAACGCCGAGTATTACTCCAAGTATTACGGTAACGCCTTCTATTACTACAACGCCTTCTATTACGAAAACGCCGAGTGTTACTACAACGCCAAGTATTACTACTACACCGTCTATTACTAGAACGCCAAGCGTAACAACTACGCCATCTATTACTACCACGCCTAGTATTACCAGAACACCAAGTATTACTCCTAGTATTACGCCGTCTATTACCACTACACCATCTATTACGACTACACCAAGTATTACCAGAACACCAAGTATTACGACAACGCCTTCTATTACTACAACACCATCTATTACTACTACGCCAAGTATTACTAGAACGCCGTCTATTACGACTACACCATCTATTACTACTACGCCAAGTATTACTCCAAGTATTACCATCACGCCAAGTATTACCAAAACACCGTCTATTACCACTACGCCAAGCATTACTACAACGCCTTCTATTACAAGAACGCCAAGTATCACGCCAAGTATTACAACAACGCCGTCTATTACTAGAACGCCAAGTATTACTACAACACCGTCTATTACTAGAACGCCGTCTATTACTAGAACGCCGAGTATTACCACTACGCCGTCTATTACCAGAACACCGTCTATTACGCCTTCTAACACACCGGGAACAATGGTTATTGAACTTGCTAGTGGGTCAGCAAGTAGTAATACAACAACGGGAGCATCTACAGGATCACATACATGGACCGTACAATCAAACGCTACAGCGTTAGTAGCACGTGTGGCTTCACAGGCAGAATTTCCAACATACGGTAAACCGACAGCAATGTGGTGGTCTGGAAGTTGGGGAAGAACCGCATTAACAATGCAACAAGAATCAGCTAATATTGGTGATGGTATTGCTCTAACAATCTGGACATTATTCAGTCCAAATTCTGGCACAGGTGCATTAGAAATTGCGTATAACGGTACTATGTATTATCGTATGTATCATACTAATTATAAAAATGCTGTAGCCGTGTGGGATAAAGATTTTACCAGTACAAACGGCACAAGTATGTTCGTTCCATTATACACAGATGCGGATAATAGTTCTTTAATGATTGGAATTGGTGTTGGAGTAAATGCATTCGGTTCACCAAGTACGTTGTCAGCGGCAGGAGGATCTACCTCGGAATGGACAACAACCAGTACGGCATTGACATATGATTTTGAAGTAAATATGTCCAAAAAATATGCATCAAGTACAGCTGGACAGTTAGATTGGACCCACAGCCAGACGTTAAATATTAAAGCAGCGGCAATTCAATTAGAAAATATTATACCATCAGTAACACCGACTATTACACCGACACCGACGATAACTCCATCTAAAACAAGAACGCCATCGCCAGTGACGCCTTCGCCAACGCCGTCACCGACGCCATCGCCAGTAACGCCGTCACCTGTAACGCCTTCACCTGTTACCCCATCACCAGTAACACCATCACCAGTAACGCCTTCGCCAACACCATCACCAACACCTTCGCCAGTAACACCATCACCGGTAACGCCTTCACCAACGCCGTCACCAACACCATCGCCAGTAACGCCTTCGCCAACACCATCACCAACACCTGCACCAGTAACGCCTTCGCCAACACCAGCACCAACACCTGCACCAGTAACACCTGCACCAACACCCGCACCAGTAACACCATCACCGACATCTTCGTGTCAAGACGGCACGTATGCGTGTATTGGAGTAAATCTATACTATTGTAATCTCGGAACTTATGAACTAGCATGTGTGGATTATGTAGACTGTGGTGGAAGTCAATTCCTTTGTACGTAAAAATAACGGTAACTTAAAATTTAGAGAATAAATATGAATACATTTCAAGATTTACAATTATTGGTTGATGCTAACGCAATAATCCAAAATTATAACTGTGTGGATAATACAACGTGTGATGCTTTAAAATCACTCACCACGGGAAACGGATTATATCGACAAATTCATTATTTAATTGATAAACAAACACCTTTTAGAGTGTTATGGTTGCAATACGACACCACAGATGATGAGTTTATATTAAATTTATCGTGTTTTGATAAAGATAAAAACGTTATAACTCCTTTAGATTTTACGAATAGGGTTGAAGGCCCATCAAAAACATTAGTACAATCGTATATTAATACCAATCCAATAAAATGGATAAAAACGGTACCAAATGAATATAGTCTCATGTATACGACTCAAAATGCTAATATAGGACAGAAACTACAAAATACTTTACCAATAATTAAAAAGCTGTAGTAAACCTTGACTTGTTAAGTCGAGTAGATTATATTTTTCTATTGACGTAAACTATTTATACTTGTGTACAGGTTATATAAATGAGGGTTTTATGACTACAAAAAAGAAAGTTGTTAAAAAGACTGTAAGAAATCAGAGTATAAAAAAGACTGCTGGACGAGTTAAAAAGAAAGTACCTACTATTTTCGTTCAAATTGCAGCATACCGTGATCCAGAATTATTACACACTCTTCGCAGTTTATTACAAAACGCAGATCATCCAGAAAATTTGACTATTGCCATTGGTTGGCAGCATTCTCCCTATGAGAAGTGGGATAATTTAGATGAGTTCAAAGATGACACAAGATTTAAGATAATAGATATAGATTATCGTAAATCTAAAGGTGTTTGCTGGATGCGTGAAAAAATACAGAAATTGTATAATGGCGAAACTTATACACTACAACTAGATTCACATCATAGATTTACCGAACATTGGGATACGCAAGTAATAGAAATGTTAGAAGGATTGCGTAGTAAAGGACACACAAAACCACTGCTGAGTTCATACTTACCAGATTTTAATCCAGTAACAGGACCTGAAGGTGAATTACCTGCTCCGTGGATTATGGAATTTGACAGATTTGGTCCAGAAGGGCCAGTACACTTCTTACCACATACAATAGACGATTGGAGAGAACTGACATCACCAGTTCCATCAAGATTCATGTCTGGTCATTTTATATTTGCTGACGGAATATTTGTTAAAGAAGTTCCGTATGACCCAAATTATTATTTTCACGGTGAAGAAATTGATTTATCTGTTCGTTCTTATATGGCGGGGTACGATCTATTCGCACCACACAGAACTATTGCTTGGCACGAATACTATAGAGAAGGAAAGAGTAAACATTGGGAGGACCATACAAATTGGGCATCAGAAGATAGAATCTCACACGCATATCATCGCAAAATGTACGGTATTGAATCGAAGAACAGAAAATTAAAAGATAATGTACGAACACTTCAGGAATATGAAATGTATGCTGGATTGGAGTTTTCTACAAAACGTGCTCATACGATGACCATACAAAAAATACGCCCTCCAGTTTCTTTAGATGTAGAATCCCATACACAAGGATTGGTTCCTTATCATAAAGTATGTATTGATGTGTATAAAGGATCATTACCAGAGAAGGATTATAATTTCTGGGTAGTTGCGTTTACAAATAAAGATGGAATAGAATTTCATAGACATGATGCTGATGAAAATGAAATAAATATGGCTATGAGTGTACCTTATGAAGCAGATAAGTTTGTGCATATATGGAGAGCATTCTATTCTGATCAACCAGCTGATGGGTGGATCGTGTGGCCTCATAGTAAGAGTAATGGGTGGTGTGAAAGATTAACTGGTAAATTTGGACGATAATATGAGAAAAAATAAAAATATTTTCGTTCAAATTGCAGCATACCGTGATCCAGAATTACTACCCACTATTCGTGATTGTATATCCAATGCGAAGAACCCGGAAAATCTTCGATTCTGTATTGCGTGGCAGCATTCTAACGAAGATGTCTGGGACAATTTAGATGAGTTTAAAAACGATTCACGATTTATAATTCTAGATATTCCACATCTACAGACAAAAGGAACGTGTTGGGCACGGTATCAAATCCAACAACATTGGAACGGAGAAGCATATACCCTACAATTAGATTCACATCATCGTTTTGCTAAAAATTGGGATAGTATGCTAATTAAGATGGTCAAAGATTTACAAAAAGCAGGATATAAAAAACCATTATTGACTGCATATATGTCAAGTTATGAACCACATAACGATCCCACGGGACGAGCACCAGACCCGTGGTTCTTAACATTTGACAGATTCACTCCAGCTGGAGCAGTATTTTTTATACCCGCTGTTATTCCTGATTGGAAAAATCGTAAATTACCATATCCAAGTAGATTTTATTCCGCTCATTTTGGATTCACACTTGGACAATTTTGTAAAGAAGTTCCTCACGATCCGAACTACTTGTTTCACGGTGAGGAAATTTCTATTGCCGCACGAGCGTATACGTGGGGATATGATTTGTTTGCGGCACATAAACCTGTAGTGTGGCACGAATATTCACGAAATCACCGCCCTCGTAAATCGTGGGACGACATATCAGATTGGACTAATTGGGATAATCAATCGTTGGCACGTAACAGAAGATTGTTAAACGTGGATAACGAGAATGACCCTAATGAAGATTTTGGAGAATTTGGATTTGGTACACAACGTACACTACAGCAGTACGAAGAATATGCGGGAATACAATTTTCTACAAGAAGTATACAAAAACATACGTTAGAACATCGTGAACCACCCAACCCGCCAAATCAACCATTCTTTAGAATTTTTAAACATTGTATTGATTTACCATATCAATATGTACCGTATAATGACTATGATTTTTGGGCGGTAGCATTTGAAGATGAATTTGGTAACGAGATATATAGACACGATGCTACAGAAGATGATATCATACAAATGAAGAATGATCCTGACGGATATTGTAAATTGTGGAGACAGTTTCACGCAACGGCAAAACCCGCCAGATGGATTGTTTGGCCACATTCTAAATCACACGGATGGTGTGATCGATTGGTTGGAGATATCTAAAATGCAGCACAAAACAAAATTACGTATTCATAATTCCTGCAACAAGTACACTAGGTATTATAGATATTATAATTTTTTTTGGGATGCTTTGACTTACGAGTTAGGTAAAACGTTTGAAATTGAAGAAAACAGATATTTCGAACATGCCCATACAATACCAATGCCAATAAAACTCAAAAAGGCAAAATGTGATTTAGAAATTTATGAATCAGACTACGTTATAGAAAACGTAGAATCGGGTGACTTCTATATATTGACAGCGTGTGATGTATTGACCGGACACGTAATAGCTGAAAGAGAGAATCCACACTTAAAAAAAGTATTGGTGGCACAGTACATAGACCAAATTATTAAACACAACGTAGAAAATCCACATACCAGTAAATATTCCCCATGGATTTATTTTCAAAGTGGATTGACTAATTTAGAAGAATATTTTTATAAAAGAAAGTTAATACTCAATTTTAATAAAAAATTATACTTTCGTGGTAAAATTGATGACCGTCCTATTTTAAAGTACTTTTCTCCATCTATCTTGGAATCAGGCCAAACAATTAATCAAAATGATTATTTCAACGAAGCAATTAATCACGAAATCGGATTATCCATAGGCGGTGTTGGTGAGTTGTGTTATAGAGATATTGAATATATGGGAATGGGTATACCGTTTTTGCGTTTTGAATTCGCTAGCAGTCTTAAAGAACCATTAATTCCAAATGTACACTATATTTCAGTAGATAGGCCGAATGACTTACCAACAGAACAACGTACTTGTGGTGTTGGATTAGATAGGATGGGATTAGAACATCACGCAAAGTTAATAGAGCAACGTTATTTAGAAGTAATAGATGACAAAGAATTTTTAAGATTTGTATCTACTAATGCAAGAGAGTATTATGAAAAATATCTTATGTATCCGAACAATGTAAGACACACAATTAATTGGTTGGGGTTAGAATAATATGAGAATTTTAGTAACAGGTGGAACTGGGTTGGTTGGAGAAAACTTGAAACAATCTCTTCCTGACGCATATTATGTTTCTTCAAAGGATTACGATTTAACTAGTTACGAAGATACTGCGGCGTTGTTTTATTACTATCGACCAACGCACGTTATCCATTTAGCTTCTAAAGTAGGTGGCATAACGTATAATATGAAATACCCAGTAGAGTTTTTTGAAGATAATGTGTTGATGAACGCAAATGTACTAAACTGTGCTCATAAATTTAAAGTGCAAAACTTAATTGGAATGTTGTCCACTTGTATATTCCCAGATGATGTGACGTATCCTCTAACGCCTGATAAAATTCATAAGGGTGAACCACATCATAGCAACTTTGGATATGCTTATGCAAAACGCATGTTAGAAGTTCAAATACGAACATATAATAAACAATACGGAACAGATTGGACCACGATTATCCCAACAAATATTTATGGCAAATATGATCAATTTAATCTTGAAAAATCTCATGTAATTCCTGCGTTAATTCATAAGATGTATTTGAATAAAATAAATAATCAACCATTGATGAATATGATGGGTACTGGATTGGCAGAACGGGAATTTATATACGCTGAAGATTTAGGGAAAATATTAGCGTGGGCTATAGAAAATTACACAACACCAACACCATTAATAGTTTCATCAGAAACATCATATAGTATAAAATCGGTAGCAGAGCTAATTTCTAATGCTATAGGTTATGAGGGACAATTACTATTTGACGGAGATGTGTCAAAAGACGGACAATACAGAAAGCCAAGCGATTCCAATGTGGTTAGAACACTTTGTCCAATAGAATATACTCCTCTAGATGTTGGTATAAAAAATACCGTAGAGTGGTTTGTAGAAAATTACACTAACTGTAGGAAGTAAAATATGAAAATACTAGTATCTACTATATGTTTTATTCAACCCAATAAAATTAAGGATGGTGCAGAGATATATGCAACGTTTGCCAATCGTTTGATAGATTCTACGATGGAAAAAACGAATTTTGATATTCGAGTAGCAACAAACAGACCAGAACTGTTTTCCGACGCATTATTAAAATATGGTGACAGAGTTTCTTTATTTGTAGACACGTTGGAAGATAAACAGGTTTGGGTTGGTGCATTCAATCAATTACTAAAATTTTTAGCACTAAAAGATGTACCATCGAAATACGATTATGTTCTGTATTTAGATTGCGATTCATCATTCTTTAAAACAGTTGATAATGAATTGGTAACAGAAACAATTACCAAACTAGAAGAAAACAACCAAAACGGCATGGTAAATAGATCTGGTACGGGATACTTCCTGCAACAGTTAACAGAACATTGTTCAGGCATAGCAAATATGTTTAGCGCCAAATTTAATTTTTATAACTTAAACTTGAATACCGTACCACCGGAGTGGGAAGATGCTCCAATGCCATGTGAACACATACTGTTCTTAAAGAATGAAGATAATAAATTACAGATTATGTCAGATAAAATTGCTGAATTTAATGAAAAATTAGAATCTCAAATTGGACAACCGTACATCGCATGTAGTCCTGATATGGAAGCATTCGAGTTGGGTATTGGGGTAAAAGTTGCTGGTTATAAATTAGCAGAAATTGATTCATATATTCACCACGATGTATTTTGTGTAAAATATAACGGTAGTAATTGGGAAAAAGCAAAATTATAAAATGAGATAAATTATGTTAAAAACCGATGGAAATGATTATTATGTAATCAAGGATGCATGTGTTGCTGTAAAGGAAATTGAAGGTTTGGTATGTGAATTAGGATCGTATCAAGGTGGTGGACTCAAATTACTTATGGAAACATTTTCGGAAATGAATCAACGAGATAGAATATTTCTTTCGGTTGATCCATACGGAGACATTCCATATCACGATATAAATGGTATACACAGTGCGGGATATACAAATAATGTAAAAAATATGTTTCTACGAGACATACATCAATTGTCTTATGAATTGAATACATACTTTTTGTTTTTCAATATGACAGACACACAGTTTTTCAAAAGATTTTCTGATGGTATTCCTGTATACATTAACGAAGAACGTATTTATAACAAATATGCGTTAGTAATTATTGACGGACCACATGAAGTGAATATCGTTAAGGATGAATTTGATTTCTTTAAAAGTAGAATAGCTACAAATGGTATAATAGTTTTTGATGATGTTGAACAGTACCCACATGAAACTATTCACGAATATATTTTGCAGAATGGATTTGAAACGTTCAAATCCACAGGATATAAGCACGCATATAAAAAAGTTGTATGAAAATTGCACTTCTGCTTTCAGGTCAACCACGATTATATGAGGAAGTTTTTCCACACATAAAAAAACATATATTAGACGTATATGATTGTGATGTATATGCACATGCGTGGTGGGACGAAGCGGAATCACACGATGTAGTACATCGTTCACCCTGGTCACAGTCTTATAAGTTTGACGTAGATAAACAATTTCCTATTAAGTTTAATAACTTATACAATCCCAAAAAGTTTCAAATAGATAAACCATTATTTGATAGCACGGAAGATTCGCAGAATATTTTCATTGAGTCATTGAAAAAATTGTATCCGACTACAAATGGGTGTGAAGTTTTTTATGAAGATAAAAGTATGTTAGGTCCAATTCATAAATTTATTTCAATCGAAAAAGTATTTAATATGGTGAATTGGGATGAAAATTATGATTGGATTGTTTTCTGGAGATATGATTTACAGCCAGATGTATTTCCCGATTTAACTATCTTAAATGAAGAAGTATTATACGCATATACCGATTATTGGTGTTCTTGGTGTGATAGAGATGATAGAGCGTGGCCAGATAATCATGGATTTATAGATACTGGATTTATACTACATCCTAATTGTAAACATGCTTTAAATATTAAAAATTTTTACTTTGATGAGTGTATGAAAAATAATTTATTGTGTAGTGAATCACACAAATGGAAGCACAAACCAATTCCAGAAACAGTCTGGTCGTTGAACGTGTGGTACAATAAAATAAAAACAGTTATGTTACCATCTAAAGACTTTTCAGCAAGTTTAATTCGACGAATTGATGAGTACGGAGACTTAAGACCATGAACGAACAATATATATTTTTTGATGTAGGAGCAAATAATGGTGATAGTTCTGTGCCAATTATACGCAAAAATCCAGATGCTAGAGTATATGCATTTGAACCTGTTCCTGCTTTAGTGAATTACATAAAACAACAAACAAAAGATTATCCTAACTATGTTGTAACACAAACTGCTGTTTCTGATTTTAATGGAACGGCATCATTTCGTATATCAGGCGAACCATCAAAAAAAGAAATTCAAACATTTGTAGATTTAGACTTTCATAAATTCGTGGAACATAATTGGCATGGATGTAGTTCTTTACTAGAATTGTCGGATAATGTATTGGATTCTTGGTACGGAAGAACGGATATGTTAGTTCTGGAAGAAATAGAAGTTAATGTCATTAGATTGGATTCTTTTATACAACAAAATAACATAGACCATATTGATTTTCTTTGGGTAGATACACAAGGATCAGATTTAAATGTATTGAAAGGTTTGGGAGACTACATTCATATAGTAAATTCTGGAACGGTAGAAGCTGCAAACAAACCAGACATTTTATATAAAAATCAAAATTCTAAAGAAGAAACAATTGAGTATTTAAAACAATGTGGATTTAACGATATACGAGTGTCCACGAATGACCCAGCAGATAATGAAGTAAATATTTCTTTTTATAGAGGATAAGTTGTGAAAATTAAATTTCTTCCAAACTGGTGTTCTTCTGAACAAGGTACAAAACGATTATTTGACCAATTTTATATAGGACAAGATTTAACAAATGTAGAATTTGTTCACGGTGATGAATTTGACGTTATTTTTTATTGCGGATATGAAACGCAAGTCGTACCGTCTGGAATAAAAAAATATATTTTTAATATGGAACCGTGTTGGTCGGGAAACGTACAAAGAAACAATTCGGGTATTGATGCTACAATCTTCGCTCAAGATAAAAACATATTTGATGATTCGACTAGAGTAGTTGAGTGTCCAACCTATATGTTCTACGGAGCTGGTGGCGAAAATTGGACTGTAGAAGATACCAAAATTGATTACGAAAAAACAAAAAATATCAGTTGTATATTGTCGGATAAAAGAAACATTTACAATATATCTTCATGTCTATACGATAAACGAGATGATGTAGCTCAATACTTGATGCGTTCGAGTGTATCGGTAGATGTATTCAGAGATTGTGATTCTCCAAATTGCGTTGGTGGACTCCCAAGAAAAATTGAAGGATTAAAACCATATCGATTTAGTATTGGTATAGAAAACAGTAGAGAACAAAACTACATTTCAGAAAAATTTTATGATGCAATTTTAACAAACACCATCCCAATATACTACGGTGCAAAAAATATCAAAGAGGTTTTTCCTGAAAATGGGTATTTTGTAATAGATGATTTAGAAGATTTAGATGGCATTGCCAACCTACTAAAACATATAAACGAAAACGCAGAAGAACTTTATCGACAAATGTTACCAGAAGCACTAAAAATTAAACAGAGATTTTTTAATGAATTTAATCTCATGACAAAAATTATAGAAGTAGCGGAGAGTGGTATATGAAAACTATAGGATTTTGGGATAACAATCTAGGATTGCGTGGTACTAGTGTTGCTATGTTTCTTTATGCAAAATATAACGAAGAAATTTTAGGAAATCGTAGTGTCATATATTCACACAGTGCTGTTAGAGAAGATATAGGGGATAAGTCTACACTAGATAAATTCGAAAAACAGTTTCCAGGTCGTGTACATCTAGTCGGTAGAGAATTGGGTGGATTGTACGATGTTCAGACGCATATGTTGAGAGAATATAACGCTGAATATTTTTATTATATTAAAGCCGGACAACGTGATGGTGGTATGTTAGATGAAAATTATATCAAAAATTTAATACACGCAGTATTTTTGTTTAATGAACCACACGGACATCGATATATGTATGTGTCTGATTGGTTGGCTGGGACGATGGGATATTCACCTAGAGAAAATCACGCGGTACCTCATATCGTTGAACCGTTGCCTGTAGTTGACGAAGATTTAAGAGATGAGCTAGGTATACCAAAAACAGCGACGGTGTTTGGGTGTTATGGTGGTCCAACTGAATTTAATATTGATTTTGTACATATGGTGATGGATAGAGTCTTGTCAGAACGTAATGACATTTATTTTATTTTTATGAATATACCAAGTACTCATCGTGGTATAACACACACGCATGAAAATTATAGATGGTTGCCTGGTACGTGGGATTTAACTCGAAAGGCTAAGTTTGTTAAAACATGCGATGCTATGTTACACGCCAGAGGAGGTGGAGAAACGTTCGGAATGGCTGTGGCAGAATTTAGTAGCGCAAATAAACCTGTAATAACATACGGATTATCGGGAGAACGATGTCATCTGGAAATTTTAGGAGACAAGGGATTAATTTATAACAGTTATGAAGAGCTTTATGACATTATTAATAACCTTGGTACATATTTAAAGTATGAGGATTGGAACTGCTACAGAAATTTCTCCGCAGAAATTATAATGGACAGATTCAATAAAAACTTTTTAAATTGAGATAATAGATATGACAAAGGTTATCGTAACAATGACAACGTTACCTCGAAGATTATTTGAGGTTGATTCTGAATGGGGAATTCGTCCGTCTTTAAAGACGATATTAGAACAATCAAACGCTGACTACGAAGTACATTTAAATGTTCCATACGAACACAGAGGTCAGCAAATAACAGTTCCCGATTGGTTAAGAGAATGGCAATCAACATACAAACATTTAAAAGTGTTTAGATGTAAAGATTACGGTCCAATAACAAAGATATATCCTACACTAAAACGTGTAACTGATCCGAATACTATTCTTATAACGGTAGACGATGATCTTGCATATAACGATGGATTTGTCCAAGCTCACATAGACGCTCAAACGAAGTATAAAGAATGTGCCATAGGATATGCTGGAATGGGTTCTATTAATGAATCACTTCCGGCTGACAATAGAGGCGTTCATCCAACCGGTGGACAACATTTCGTTACATCGTTAGCGGAAGATATAAGAGTGAGAATGTTAGAGGGATATAAAACTGTGTCTTATTTAAGATCATTTTTTTCTGAAGATTTAAAGGATTTAGAAAACTTTATGGCACAACATTGGAATGATGATATTGTGTTGTCTGCTTATATGGGATATAAAAATATAAAAAAGATAGTGTTGAAGTGTGAAAATTGTAATGGAGACAATTCACCACGCGTAGAAACATTCCCAGTAATAAGAATGGTTCCTATTACGTCCGATATTCACGGTTGTAATGCATTTAGAACCAATCAATCTATTCAAAAAAATATGGAAGATGTGAGTAATATGTGGTATAAACTTGGATATCTGGAGAGATAAAATATGTCTAATATTATTGAAGCATTAAATGTATACAATGTGTTTTCACCTAAAATGCGTTTGGGTGATAACAGAGATGGTGGTTATATAATTAACGAAACAATTGCAGAAGTTTCAAATAAACTTATTACTGTTGGATTGGGTTCTGATTACTCTTTTGAAAGAGATTGGTACAATAAATTCAAGACTCCAATTGAAGTATATGACGGAACGTGTTCTTGTGGCGGTCTGTGTCACGAATTTAAAGATAATATCAATAAAGATATTTTCTTTATAAAGAATAACGTGGGATATGATGAGGGTAATATGCCGATAAACGTATTACTAGATAGAAAATCAGATATTCTGTTGAAAGTTGACGCAGAAGGATCTGAATACACTATGTTTGATAATGTTAAATTGGGTTCAAATATTGCAGGATTTATCCTAGAAGTACACGATATACACGTTAGAGAGCATCAAGAAAAACTAATCAGTTTGATTGAAAATCAATTTTCTGATCTTTTGTTGTTTCATATTCACGGTAATTCTTGGGGAAACACCTTTACATTAAATTTGAGTAAAACGGGAAATCGTGGTTTGGAAATACAAAATTTTCCACATGTACTCGAATTATCTTTCGTAAACAAAAGACTGCTTGGTAATTTTGAGTTAGAAACGACATCATTCCCAATTCAAGGATTAGACTACAGTAATCACCCAGATAAACAAGATATTCAACTTCCGTGGATAAACGCATTATAATAAAGGTATTTTATGATAAACTTAAAGGATATATTACAGACTTTATCTGAAGATGGTAAATCTTTCGTTATAAATCTCGGAGATAAAGTTTTACGATTCACGATAGACGAGATTCCTAAAACTGAGCAAGAATCTTCACAACAAGTAGACAATACTGTTGAAGAATTCAAAACTTTAGAAAATTCTGATACGACCATAGTAACCGCTCTTTGGAATTTAGGTAGAGGGTCACTCGGTGATGATTTTAAACGTCCGTATTCTTATTATCTTGACAAATTTGCAGAGTTACTCAAAACTCCTTCAAATTTATACATTTATGTAGCAAAAGAAGATGAAGAATTTGTTTGGAAGCATAGATCAAGAAAAAATACTCATGTCAAAGTTATGGAGTTAGAAGAACTAAAAACTTGGTTTCCCTTCTACGAAAAAGTACAAGAAATTAGAAATACTGAAAATTGGAAGAAACAGGCAGCATGGTTAGAAAACTCTCCACAAGCAAATTTAGAGTTTTATAATCCGGTAGTTATGAGCAAGATGTTTTTACTGAACGATGCATCAATCAGTAATCCATTTAATACAAATTATTTTTATTGGTTAGATGCAGGCATCTCCACGACAGTACATCCAGGATATTTTCATCACGATGTCGTTTTAGAAAATCTACCAAAATTAACCGAAGAAGTTGATGCGTTTATATTCTTATCATATCCGTATGAGGATGGATATGAAGTTCATGGCTTTCCACGTACTGATATTGAAAGATATGCCAAAACACAACATTTAAAATATGTGTGTCGTGGTGGATTTTTTGGTGGTTCCAAAACTTCAATAGCAACGGCAAATAGTAATTATTATAATCTTTTACGACAAACCCTAGAAAGTAATTTTATGGGTACGGAAGAAAGTATATTTGCTGTAATGGCACATCTATATCCAGAAACAATATATAGATTTGAACTTTCAGGCGACGGTTTGGTATGGCCGTTTTTTGAAAAATTAAAGGACGTAGACGAACTTATAAAAAATTTACCGCCGAAAGAACTAACACCAAAAACTGCTAAAGTAAATCTGTATGTTCTTGGATTTAATTCTACAGAACAATTTGAATCTGTCGTGAAGTCCATACAATCGGCTGATGACACTATGTTTACACGATGTAGAAAAATATTAGTAAATAACTCTACGGATACTAGTTTATTTGAACAATACGATAAGTTATGTGAACTGTATGGGTTCGAGGAAATTCATAGAGAGAATTTAGGTGTATGTGGTGGTAGACAATTTATAGCAGAACATTTTAGCGAATCCGACGCTGATTTTTATATGTTTTTTGAAGACGATATGCATATTAACAACGAGTCTTTTATTGGTAAGAACTGTAGAAATGGATTTAGATCACATATACCAAACTTATATGAAAAGCTCGTTAAAATTATGGTAAAAGAAAAATTTGATTTCTTTAAAATGTCTTTTTCCGAATTTTACGGTGATAATAGTGTGCAGTGGGCTTGGTATAATGTACCACAATCAGTTAGAAATGAAGTTTGGCCTAACTATAATAAGTTACCTGAACACGGAACTGATCCAAATGCTCCAAAAACTGTTTTTGATACAATTCACATTGTGGATGAAACTCCTTATATTAAAGGGCAGATTTATTACAGTAATTGGCCACAAATAGTCAGTAAAGAAGGTAATCAAAAAATGTTTTTAAACACAAAGTGGGCTAGACCATACGAACAAACATGGATGAGTCATATATTCCAACAAACCAGAAAAAACGAATTAACTAGTGGAATTTTCCTTGCGTCACCTATAGAACACAATAGATTTAATTTTTATCAGAGTGAATTGAGGAAGGAATCCTAATGTAAAAGACATATAGTTTTATATTTATACTAGTGTATCTTTAACAACGTGGATTTATGGGATTAAAAGAACAGGTCCAAGCCGGGGCAAAAATTACCAGAGACGTTATTACAGTTACCGATACGGTCGGTAGTGGTTCGGTTGCCCTTGGGGGTTCTTTTCTTATATTAAGTATAGAATCTACACAACCTGCTAGATTACGAATCTATGACACAATTCAGAGTAGAGACGATTCTACTGAAATTTCCCGTATATTTGGTTCAACCGTACCACCAACCGTAGCACTTGTCGGTGACTACAGTATGAGTTTAAGTAATACAGTATATACGATAAACCCAGCGTCAATAGGACATACGAATTCGGCAACTACACCATTAACGTATTATAGATGCACGCCTTCGGGTTCCTCCTTTAAAATTAATAGGCTTTTAATAGAAGATACATCTATAACTCCTGCGATTAATACATCGTACACAGAAAATAATCGTAGATTAATACAAATAACACCTTCTTCGACTATTGCGGCGTTAGCGTATGCAAGTGGTACATTTACCAGTATTACGTCACCAACTGTACCAAAAACTTATATAATGGTAAGTGCTTCATTAGCAAACTCTAGCCACATGGTTAGATTTAGAATGTATAATAATAGCGGTAGTATATATAATGTTAGTGAAAGAAATAGATTATTTGCAACTGAACCATCGGAATCAATTGGATTAATAATAGATACTGTTATCTCTGGAAGTAATATAGTTTATTTTACTCCTAAAATCATAGGAGCTAATTTACAAAATATGGGAAACGACTTATCGGAATTAATCACAGATCCAACAAAAATGGAAGGAATAAATTCTGTTTATTATTATATGCAGAACGTATCATCTTCGGGTTCTCCTATAACTCCAACTGTAAACTTACATGTATTTTCACTAGAAGATTAAACTATGACTACTAGCTCAGCTTTTTATCCATACGCTTCTGGAAGTTTATACACCTCATCATTTGCCTTATCTTCGTCTTACGCAAATAATGCACAATACTTGATGTACGTATTTACAGCTTCTTTCGCAGAGTCGGGTACTTCTGGATCAAAAGGCGATCTTGGAGTTCCTGGAATTTGTAAAATAACCTATGAACAGTATTTACAGTTAAGAGCAAATCCTTCGTTAAAAGAAGTTTGCAATTTTAACTAGAGTCGGCATATGAGTATACAATTTATACCATTAGGATTACCAATTAGTACTTCTTTCGCAGTTTCGGCAAGTGTAACTATTGCATCGGCAAATACACCTACCACCGCGGCACTTGCCGCTTACGCTGAAAATTTACTAGGTTTGCCTGGTGACCCGTATAAAGAAGTAGATGCTTCACCAACGTTAATTGTTGTTCCAACATAATTAGGAGAATTTTGTGGCTGTATTTTTTCCATTCGGTATTCCTTCTACGGGTTCCTTCGCACAAACAGCTAGTTCTGCTTACGCATTAGTAAACAATCCATCTGTTGTAGCAGCACGTGCGTTGGTTGGTGTTATAGGACCAAAAGGTACTCCTGGAATTCAAGCTACAAGTTGTCCGCCTGGTTATTATAATGCGTTAACTACGGTCACGGATGCCTATGACACATACCCATCAGTACCGCCGCATTCTGGTAGAGAAAATTATTTTTTATGTTATCCAATTCCCTCTCCATCCATAACCCCAACAAAAACACCGACAGCTACCCCGACGATGACAGTAACACCGTCAGTAACAACTACGCCGTCGGTTACCCCAAGTGTAACTGTAACACCTTCTATAACAACTACACCATCAGTTACCAGAACGCCTTCTATCACTAGAACACCGAGTATCACAACTACGCCGTCTATTACGACCACACCTTCTGTTACTACTACGCCTAGTATTACTAGAACACCATCTATTACACCGTCTGTGACAGTAACACCTTCTATCACAACAACACCGTCAATAACGGTTACTCCAACTATAACATCTACACCTTCAATTACACCGTCAATAACTGTTACACCAAGTTTAACACGAACACCATCTATTACCACAACACCATCTATTACCACAACACCGTCTATAACTCCAACTAGAACAGTAACTCCATCAATAACACAAACAACAAATCAATCTGTAACACCAACGCCTACTCTTACACCTTCTATAACAACTACACCATCAATAACAGCAACTCCATCAATAACAGCAACTCCATCAATAACGCCGTCGATAACAACTACTAGAACTGTTACCCCAACGGTAACGCCCTCAATAACAACAACCCCATCGGTAACTACGACACCAACTAATACACCAACTCCATCGGTAACACCTTCTGCTACCACAATTAATTATGTATTTTGTGAGTGTACTACAGTTCCAAGCTGTAATAATTATCCAGATCCTACTGGTGGTGGATGTACAGCAGTTGCTGAAGCACTTACTCTCGGAACGTGTTGGCCGTGTACACAAGGAGTAGTAACGCCATCAGTAACACCGAGTGTCACTGCTACCCCTTCAATTACTAAAACACCAAGTACTACAGTAACTCCATCAATAACAACTACGCCAAGTATTACGCCAAGTATTACGACAACGCCGTCTATTACCACTACACCTTCTATTACTAGAACGCCAAGTATTACCGCTACGCCTTCTATTACTAGAACACCAAGTATTACTCCAAGTATTACCACTACGCCGTCTATTACTAGAACACCAAGTATTACTCCAAGTATTACCACTACGCCGTCTATTACTAGAACACCAAGTATTACTAGAACGCCTTCTATTACACCATCTATTACGCCAAGTATTACTACTACTCCAAGTATTACGCCGTCTGCAACAAAAACGCCTGCGCCCGTAACGCCTTCACCAGTAACACCTTCGCCGGTGACGCCTTCACCGGTGACGCCTTCGCCGGTGACGCCTTCACCAGTGACGCCTTCACCAGTAACACCTTCGCCAGTGACGCCTTCACCAGTAACACCTTCGCCAGTGACGCCTTCACCAGTAACACCTTCGCCAGTGACGCCTTCACCAGTAACACCTTCGCCAGTGACGCCCTCGCTACAATACCATGTGTTGATGCTCAAGATTGTTCACCGTGTGCATATTGCTGTGCTGGGCAATGTCAAAATACACCATGCCCACCCGTAGCACCAACGCCTTCACCGGTAACACCTTCACCGGTAACACCTTCACCAGAAACACCTTCACCAACACCATCACCAGCAACATGTACTTTTGGAGCTACTCAATGTGTGGGCCAAGATTTGTACACTTGTAATGGTACAGAATATGTATTATCGTGTACAAATTATATTGATTGCGGCGGATCGAACAGTTCGTGTGAGTAAAATCAATTGGTGAGGTAAAAACGTAAATATGTATTATAGTACAGTACGAATATACTAAATTGTAATACTGAAAAATAATTAAGAGGAAATGGTTATGAAAACAATATTGGTTACGGGAGCCGGTGGGTTTATTGCCGGACATATAGTAAAGAAATTAGCAGAAATATATACAGTACGAGCAATTGATAAAAAGCCGTTTGATAAATGGTATCAAATTACCGAGTCAGCAGAAAACATCGTCGGAGACTTAACGGATTACGATGTTGCTCTAAACGCCACGCAAGGTATTGATGAAGTCTATCATTTAGCGTGTGATATGGGTGGAATGGGATTTATCGAACACAATAAGACATTGTGTATGTTATCCATTATTCCAGACACCAATACATTAAAAGCAGCACACCTAAACGGAGCAAAGAAGTTTCTCTTCGCATCGACCGCTTGTGTCTATCCTGTGTATAAACAAAACACGACAGAACCAGAACCTTTAATTGAAGGTACAGAATACCCAGCCGATCCCGAAGATGGGTATGGTTGGGAAAAGCTGTTTATGGAACGCATGTGTCGTCATTTCACCGAAGATTTTGGAATTGAAACCCGTATTGTCCGATACCACAATGTCTACGGTCCAGTAGGTACGTGGCAAGGTGGACGAGAAAAAGCACCGGCCGCGCTCTGTAGAAAAGTCGCACATGCTTTACACACTAACTCTGATACGATTGAAGTGTGGGGTGATGGTGAGCAAACACGGTCGTTTTTGTATATTGATGATGCAGTCGAAGGAACAATTCGTGTAATGGATAGTCCACATCAATCGGCATTTAATATTGGATCAGACCGAATGGTGTCCGTTAATGAATTAATTACGATTATTGAAAATGCAGCTGGTGTCAAACTCCAACGTAAACATATTGAAGGACCGTTGGGAGTACGTGGAAGAAACTCACATAATGACAAAGTAAAGGCATTGTTAAATTGGGAACCTGCTATTACATTAGAAGAAGGAATGACTCGTACATTTAACTGGATACGGGAACAATATGGATTATATCATAGTACCAACTAGTAATAGTGAGTATCAATCGTGGCAGTGTCGTTTATTAAACTGGTCACGGAAGAAAGTAAAGCAATCAGGTAAACTTGTGTTATTACGATGTGCAGATCCGATGGGTAGAAATAGACCGTTGGATGAATACACAGACACGGATGTAGTAGTAATAGATTTACCAGATTATGCTACAGAATGGGAAAATCTAGAATCAGAATCAAAACGTGGTGAAAAATATTGGTGGGGAGCTATACCAAATAAATTCATGTCGATAAAATGGTTATGCGATAACTCTTCTTTTAAAGACGAAGATAATTTATTATTTCTAGACCCAGATATGATATTTTTACATCCAGTAGAATTTGTTCCTAAATATAACGAAATTATAGCACAAAGATTTATTCACTACGCACCGTTACAGAATTGGAAAATTGAAAATGATAGAGACGGGTTTGGTGTGATGTATCCATTTTGTATTAAGTTTGGTACATTAAAAAAAATAATAGACGATTATATTACCAGTTCAGAGCAAATTAAACGTGAAACGAAACGATGGGAATCTGAAATGTGGGGATTGGATTACGCAGTTAAAAAGAACAATTTAAAAATTCAATACGTAGAGGACTTTGGATTCTGTACGGCATGGAAAGAAAATGACAGTAATGAAGTCAGTCTTATCGCACATTTCCCGAATGAAATATTTGATGCGAATAATAATTCTTTATTTTTCAAACAAGATTACACACACAATCAGAATATGCAAATAGACGTAAATAGAGCAAGAAACAAATTAGATGAACTTTTGTTATCTAATATTGCACAAGAAAGAACGGATTATCTGTACCATTTAAAATGGAATTTTTCTAATATATTTAACAATTACACTGGTAAAACCGGATATATTATTTTAAAACCGTGGCCGGGTGGATTTAACAACATACGAATGTCATTAGAACTGGCGGTTTGTATAGCATATTTAACGAATAAGACATTAGTACTACCTCCAAAGTATAATATGTATTTGCTAAAAGATACGTTTGGGCTAGAAGATTTTTTTGATATGTCTGATTTAGGAATAAAAACAATGTCTTTTTTTGATTTCTGTAGACTGAAAAATATTACTCCTACGTTCGAAGCAGTTGCAGAAATTAGTAAAACCATAACAGAACCAGAATTTCACGTTTTAAATTTTACAGAATCACTACCAGACGAATCATTTAAACATGGACGTTCTGTAACTGATATGATTGAACTACTTGGTCACAATGAGTGTTTATTTTTTGATGGTAAATTGTTAGGAAATTTTTATCAAACCATATATACGACATTTGACGTAGAACTTAAAAAATTAATAGCACGGCACGTTCATTACACTCCTAAATTAATGGAATTGGGTTGGCGGGCAATAGAAGTGTTGGGAGACAGAAAATACTATGCAATCCACATAAGAAGAAATGATTTTCAGTATAAGCATTTGTTCATTACAGCGGAGCAAATCTATGATAATATCAAAGATATAATACCAGATGGTTCCACATTGTATATTGCAACAGACCATACCGATAAATCATTTTTTGACAAACTTGCCCAACACTATCAGTTACACTATTACGAAGATATTGCACATTTAGCAAAACTAGAAAATGTGCACTATAATTTTATTCCGATAATAGAACAACTCATATGTACAAGATCTATAAAGTTTATAGGTAACGATTATTCCACTCTTTCCTCGTATATATACAGACTTCGAGGATATATGAAAGATATAGAAGATAAAAACTTTTATATCAATACTAGTACGTTTAATCAAGATGAGCAATGTGATTCTACTGAAACAAAAAGATTCATAGGTAATTGGGCACGAGAATTTAAAGACGCCTGGGATTTTAAACCTAAAAAAATATTTGTTTCTGTAGCTAGCTATTGCGACCGCCAGTTATTAACTACATTAAGAAATTTATATGAAACGGCACAAGACTCATCACGAATTATGGTAGGTGTCCATCTTCAAGATAACGAAGAATATCATAAAGAATTACTTAATGAAAATTTTCCAAACATGAAAATATTATTTACTCCAGATGAAGATTCTCTGGGAGTTGTTTGGGCGCGTGAAAGAATAAAGCAAGAATTAATAACTGATGAGGATTTCTTTTTGCAGATTGACGCACACAGTAGATTTAAACAAAATTGGGATGGTATACTAATAAATCAATATAGAAGTATGCCAAACAAAAAAGTGGTATTCTCTACATATCCAAATGGATTCGAACTTACCGATACGGAAAAAAACTTTTTATCTATAAAAACTAATGCCCCATTAGTTATTAGTGGACATATGGATGTTGAAAATGTTAATCCAATAGATAACAGATTAGTTACAAAAAATTTAGTAGCAATGGATAAGTACGAAATATTCGACAACAAATGGATAGGTGCAGGATTTATATTTGCACCAATCGAATGGACTGGAGATATACAAGTACCTATGCAAATAAAATCTAAAGGTGAAGAAGAAGCACAAACGTTCTTATCTTATTTAAAAGGATGGGATATAAAATTACCCGCTGAGGCGACAGTATGGCATAATTATAATATACATGACTTGGACGGCACCGTATACAGAAAAACAAATCATAATGAAATAACAGACAAGTCTGTTGAAATTATAAATGATATACTTTTTAATACTTCCAATTCATATTCTCGTTCATTAGAAGAATTGGAGGATTACTTGTCAATTAAATTTAGACGGATCTAAAAATGGAAAAAATCTTTATAGCAATTGCAAGTTTTCGTGATTATGAACTACCACATACCATACTAGACCTAATTAGTAAAGCCGAAAATCCTCAAAGATTAGTATTTTCTGTAGTGCACCAATTTGATGAAGAGCCAGAGACGAATGAAAACTGCATCAATCATTTACTCGGCAAGTATCCAATACATTTAGAATTGCACCATTGGACAGAATCAAGAGGTGGTTGTTGGGCAAGAAATATAGCACAGAAATATTATGCAAATGAAAGATATGCATTACAAATAGATTCACACACTCGGGTTATAAAACATTGGGACTCCGTGTTAATACGAAATATAGAAAATTTAAGAAACATATCACCAAAACCTATAATTTCATATTTATCTCCATCATACTCTAGAAATGACGAATATGGTATAGACTATTTGTTTAGTAATATATTTGATATGGATAAAATACAAATACCTAAAATAAAAAATATAACTAGTCAATACTGGATTGAATACGGTGGATATGAAAATGAACAGCGTACTGGATATAAAAATGTAAGAGTCCCCGTACTATATGGTGGGTTTATATTTTCAGACGGCCAATGGGTAGTTGAAGTGGAACAAGATCCATTACATTATTATACTGGTGAAGAATTTGCTTTAGCCGTAAGATCGTATACAAAAGGATATGATATATACACGCCCGATAGAATAGTATCGTGGCATAGAGCACATAACGAACCAAACAAAAAACACTTTACCGTACTACCACCGGAATTTGGACAGTATAGACATAAAGTTGCGATGGAACGACTTCGAAGGTTATTTGAAGGTGGTGATCTGGGTAAATACGGTCTGGGTACACATCGAACTCTAGATGAGTACGAGCAATTTTCAGGAATAGATTTCAAAAATAAACAAATTAAGACTCTGTAACATAAAACGGTTATGTTTAATTTATCAATATACACAGGACACAATGCGTCATTTACGATAAGTCGAGATGATGAAATTCTAGAAGTTGTGGAATTGGAAAGATGGCTAAACGTTAAAAATATAAGTTTAACGTGGTATCTACCTACCACTCATAATCCTATACATGCTGTAAAAGAAATACTTCTATACTTCAAAATAAAATATGGTGCAGACAAATACCAAAATCTAATATGTAACCCTACAGATTTGGAAGTACTCACGGGTGGATATTGGTCTGCACACGGAAGTGTTTTAGATATTTTTAACGCAAAAAATTTAATAGAGATGGGTCACCAAGAAGGACACGCGTATAATGCATTTTATCAAACTAATTTAAAAGAAGCAACAATTATTAGTTTTGATGGTGGTGGTAATGATGGGTGTTTTAATTTTTATAAAGCAACTAGACAGAATGGAGTCACATTATATAGAACGGAACCTGATTATAATATCGGAGAAAAATATGCACAAATTGGATTTTATTGTAGTTCATTGAGCAAACAAGATAGATTTCAAGGATATCTGGTACATTCGGGTAAGTTGATGGGATTGTCAGCATACGGTAAAATTTTACACAATAACATAAATAATTTTTTAGAATACTACAAAGGACATCATTCTACTTACGAGGACAAGTATAACAATTATAAAAAATTAGGTTATCCAGATGAGTTAACTGGCCAGTTAGAAGTGGATGTAGTCAGAACTTCTCAATATGCGTTTGAGCAATTGTTTGAAAAGTTATCATACAAAGATATCATAGGTAGTGATGACAAATTATGTTTAACTGGTGGATGTGCTTTAAATGTACTGAATAACACACAAGTAAATAAATTAACAAAGACGCATGTAACGCCAAATCCAGACGATAGAGGATTGAGTTTAGGATTTATGTTAGGGTTTTTAAAGCCATCGGATGCATTTGATTCCACTTATATCGGACCTGAAGTTTGGGATAGACATTTATTACATGAGTACGTAAACAAATATAATGCAACCGAAGTAGATTTCACAAAATTAGCAGAAGATTTAATTTCTGGAAAAATTATTGGAATTGTTCGTGGTCGTTCTGAACACGGGGCTAGGGCATTGGGAAACAGAAGTATTCTTTGCATGCCAACTGTAGGTATGAAAGATATACTAAATGCAAAAGTCAAACATAGAGAATATTATCGTCCGTTTGCACCCGTAACTAGATTGGAAGATGCAAATACTTATTTTGATTGGGAAGGTGAAGCACGTTGGATGACATTTAGCCCAAGAGTAAAAACGGAATACCGATCAATTTTACCATCTGTCACACATATCGATAACACGGCTAGATTGCAAACAGTAACAGAAATGCAAAATTCTTTTCTGTATCACCTATTAGGTGAAGTAAAACGACTTTCAGGAGTCGGTGTATTAATAAATACATCCTTCAATATCGCAGGAAAACCAATTCTGAATACATACAGAGATGCTGTCTGGATGCTAGAAAATGTGGAAATGGATGGGTTGATTTTGGAAAATTATTATATAAAAAAGGATTAATATGACTAAAATTATAGTACTAAACCAATCAACGTGGCATTTTGAATATAATGCAATAGATGCGTTAGCAAAAAGTACATGGGCAAGAGTAAAACACCCAGACGTAACAGTTATTCATTATTACGGAGGTTATGATTTAGAAGATAAACCGTATTCACATTTAAGTGGAACGCCCGCCAAGGGTTCTGCGATTATGTATGATAACCACGGTAATAATATTCTTGTGTGTGGGGTACAAGATGTAGTAAGCAATCCTCTTACAGATCCACGTAATCAAAAACTTATCATAGCATATGAGTGGTGTCTTAATAATTTAGAATTTGATTATATAGTTCGAATTTGTAATACGACTTACCTTGATATTAAAAAGATGCACAAATTTCTAGATTCACTGGAAAGAAAAGATAAACAATATGATGGTGCACGAAATATGTACAACAATGAGTATTATTTTTGCGGAGGAAGTTTTAATTATCTATCAAAAGATTGTGTACAACAATTAGTAAACAATAAAGAAGAATATTTATCTTTACCGTATCCGTTATCTATGGAAGATCTTGGTGTGGGAGTAATACTATTTAATAAATTAAATTATGCCGTCTGGGACGAAGTACATCAAGATGTAAAAACATCCGCTACAAGTTTAGGCGATAACGGTGGCCCGTTAGTAGATTACGTCGATGACATAATAGCAAATGAAAAGTATTTTGCGTATAGATTTAGAATCAGTAGTACGGAAGAGTACATACAATTTCACAATAAGGTTTTACGAAAATATGTTTAATATAGGAATGTTTGGTTCTCATAATGCAACAATAGCTATATCAAAAGATGACAAACTTTTAGAAGTAGTGGAAGTAGAAAGATTTACTTCAATAAAAAATTGCGCATTATGGTTTTACTATAACATAAGAGAGCCATATAATATAGCAGTGATTCACGAAATAAAAAACTACTTTAATCAAAAATATGGAGTAACGGAATATGAAAGCGTAATATATAATTCCGTGCACCAAGAATACTATAAAATATTTCCCGCTAAAAAATACACATGGTTACCACACCACACAGCTCACGCATACTCTGGATTATACCAATCCCCATATAGTAATGCGTTAATAGTATCAGCTGATGGTGGTTCAGATGAAGGATTTTTCAATGTGTTTATAGGTGATAAGCGCGCGGGTATTACAAAAATATATTCTGGTAAAAGAGATTTAGCTGTTCCATATGGATTGGTTGCACATTATATTGAAGATATACGAAAGGAAGAACCGTTTTGGGGAAACTTGGTGTACGCCGGAAAAATTATGGGGTTTGCAAACTACGGAAACGCCACGGAAGAATTCGTCAATAAATTACATACTATATATAATAGCGGGGATGATGGGAAAATACCGGAAACGGTGACTACAATAAGGAAGGTTCTTGACATTCCAGAGGAATTTAGATTCACTGGCCAAGACGCTAAAGATTTAGCTGCTTCAAATCAATTTGTCTTTGAGCAACTTTTTGAAGAAGAGATAACGCCATTTTTAAAGGAATACCCTTCATTACCCTTAATTTTAGTTGGTGGGTGTGGGCTTAATATATTAAATAATACCAAACTTGCTAGAACTAGAAACGTATTTGTTCCACCTAATCCAAATGATTGTGGGTTGGCGGTTGGATTATTAGCATCTACTATCAAACCAACAGAACCAATTGATTGTACATATGCTGGGCCCGTAGTATGGGATAGACATGAATTAATAAGAATTGCACACGAACGATCGGCACAAGTACTTGACATCGCTAAATTAGCAGACTATATTATATCTGGTAAAATTGTAGGTGTGGTACGAGATAGATGTGAACATGGTCCAAGAGCACTAGGAAATAGAAGTATATTGTGTAATCCTGCTATTACTGGAATAAAAGATATATTGAATGCTAAAGTAAAAGGTAGAGAATATTATCGTCCCTTCGCTCCCGTGGTCCGTCTAGAAGATGTTAACAAATATTTTGAATGGAATACTGAAAGCCGTTGGATGAGTTTTTGTCCAAGAGTAAAAGATGAATATAAAAATAAACTAGAAGCAATAGTGCACGTGGATGGTACAGCGAGAGTACAAACTGTAACTAAAAAACAAAATGAATTTTTATATAATTTATTAACAGAAATGCATAATAAAACTGGAATAGGTGTATTATTAAATACTTCGTTCAATGTGGCAGGAAAACCAATTTTGAATACGTATAAAGAAGCACTCACAGTTCTAGATAGTAAAGAGATGGACGCCGTTATATTGGAAGATTATATTATACAAAAAAACAGAGGATCACAGTTATGAACAACCAATCAGAATTTTTTGCTCGACATGGGTATGCATACATTAAAGACGTACTGACACACCAGCAGTGCGACGACTTTGCTCAGTTGATGTATGACATGAAAGCTACAGATCGTTTAGTTTATGAAGGTGGTGACCAAAAGTTTTATGATAATTCGTATGGTGGAAACCATCCAGAGTTTGAGGCCGCATTGCGATCATTAACAGACAGATTGCAAGACGAGTTGGGAGTTAAAATGACTCCCGCTAATTCGTTTGGACGCATTTATTATAATGGTGGAACTTTACACAAACACGTTGATCGTCAAGGTCTTGATTACACTATGTCTATTACGCTATTTAATAGTTTAGATAAGGAATGGCCATTGTGGTGTATTGATAAGACAAATAATCAAGTTCCTTTGAATATTGGTCGAGGTGATGGTGGTATGATGTTAGGAACAACAATGACACATTGGCGTGATGATTTAATTTGCGAACCACACCAGCATGTTGTTCAACTATTCATGCATTGGAGTTTTGCATGAACGAAAAACTTAAACACGAATTTGAGATTATAATACACGCTGTACATGCTATGAATCCAACGGCAAATGGGTGGGGATGCATAGAAACTCGAAGTGGTGGTGGTAGTACATTAGAATCTACAAAACCTTTAAGAAATGCATTGCCAAAATTATTTGATACATTTAATATCAAATCAATTCTAGACATACCGTGTGGTGACTTTCATTGGATGAAAGAAGTCAATTTGACGGGAATCGAATACGTCGGAGCGGACATTGCCGAAGTATTCGTCAATGACAACAGACTAAATTATCCACAGCATGAATTTCTACATTTAGATATTACAGAAGATCCTTTACCTAAAAAGGATTTAGTTATAGTGCGAGATTGTTTTATACATCTTTCTTATGAGAATATAAAAAAGTCCCTAGAGAACATAAAAAATAGTGGAAGTACATACTTGCTAACCAGTAGTAGAAGGAATCTTATAGAAAATAAAGATATTTTAGACTCTGATTTTAGACAAATTAATATGGAAATAAATCCATTTTATTTAAACCCTATATATTGTATTGATGAAGATACGTCTGAACCATATCGATCTATGATATTAATCAAAATAGATGATTTAAAATAAACTTAAAATAAAGAGGTTACTATGAAAATGATAGCATATCCCGCATCCGACAGACCGTTTAGACTACAGCCTGCTGGATCTAAACGTCCTTGGATGGACGATGCAGTAAATAAAAACCCGTACAGATGTTTACCATTATCTATGGCTAATTCATTTGGGTGGGAAATATTGTCAGAGGCACACTTCACAGCAGAGTGGGATGGAAATAATGCGCCTTCTGGTGTAAAAATAAAACACCACGATGGTTATGGAACTCCATCGTCTCACTTTGGAGAAGGTACCTTAACTTGGCATGCTGGATGGTTATTCCAAATGGAATATCCATACGGACTATACGTTACTGGTGCACCGAACACACCTGTGCCAAACGTTATACCATTGTCTGGGGTAGTAGAAGCGCACTGGTTAAGATATTCCTTTACTCTAAATTGGAGATTTACACAACCTGGATCTTTTGAAGTAAAAATAGGAGATCCTATTGCGCTTATTTTCCCTATCGACTTGACGGTGTTTGATAATACGGAAGCAGAAATTCGTTCGCTCCACGATCCAGAATTCAAAGAATTTCACGATGATTACTGGAATTGGAATGTTTCGAGATTAAAATATATGTCCGAACAACGAGCGGGTCACCATTCAGCAGATGTATGGCAGAAACACTACTTTAGAGGAGTATATCCGGCTGAAGTAAAGGATGGATCGCTTATGGGTGATCCAACTGCTTCAAGTAAAAAGTGTCCATTTCATACTAACGCGGAAGGTAAACAACAGTCCACGCATAGAACCAAACCAAATGTACGGGAATTTGTTGATAAACGAATTGGTAAGTTTGAAACGCCGCCTATATACTGGGAACTGACAAAAAAGATTCAAGATCAACGTAATCTAGAATCTTCTCAAAACGCACAATCGACCAACCAGCAAGTTGCTGTAAATTCCAAAGAAATAGAAATGGAAAATAAAGTGAAGGAGTTAGAGTTGAAGTTGCGTATCGCTGAGACGCAATTAAAATTACAAAGTACTCAACTTCCAAAAGCTAATAAGAGTAAGACAGCAACAAAGAAAAAGAAGATTTCAGTTGAGGTAAAATAAATGAAAGAAGTAACGATGGACGTTCCTATCGCATTAGCGCAATTGATATTAAATAATAACGAAGCGTTAAAAAAATATCAATCACAATTAATGCAACAGATTAAACTTGCTAATGAACAAATGATGCAAATATTAAAATTAGATCCAGAGGAGGGTTGGCAATTGGACATGGAACGAATGGTATATGTTCGTGCAACAACTCCAGAAGAAATACTAGAGGTTGAGGCTTAATGCATCCTTCGTTGGATGAAGTGGTCTTTACGTGGGGAAAATACTCGGGGCATACGTTGGGTAGCGTTCGGCGTACTGCCCCGCAGTATTTACAATGGATAACCACAACTAAAACATTACCAGCAAAATGGATTGAAGCAGCACAACGAGCTTTGTTAGGTGATGATGTATCGGACTTACAACTACCCCGTGTCAAGCAATCCGATAAACCCAAAGAAGAACGAGAACAACAGACAGGTCCAATTGAAGTCCATTTGAAGGACACCAAGACGGCCTATATTGTCATGCCGTACAACAAACTCCTATTGGAACAATTCAAGTATGAGATTGACGGACGGAAATGGAATGGTGATGAAAAGCATTGGGAGTTTCCCGCAGTACATCTTCCAAAAGTCAAGAAGTTGTTTCCAAATTCCGTTTTATCATCGTCGGCTGAAAAATTATTAGGTAAGTTACAAGAACGTCGGGAAGATTTAGATGAAATTCGTCAAAAGGAAGATACGGATTTTGAAATTAAGGGATTGAAACTCAACCTCTATCCATACCAAAAAGTTGGTGTACAATTCGTCGATAGAGCTGGTGGTCGGTGTCTCATTGCGGATGCGCCGGGATTGGGTAAGACGGTGCAAGCTATTGCGTACGCACAACTTCATAATCTCAAAACGTTAATTGTTTGTCCTTTGTCCGTAGTCGTGAATTGGCAACGTGAAATTAAAAAGTTCACGGGCAAAGAGAGTACTGTTTGGGATAGTAAGGTGTACGATGGAAACCTTAAACACCAGTTTCATATTACCCATTACGATGCAGTTGCGAAAAATAATCATTGGCTTCGTGACCAAGGATTTGACTTATTGGTGTGTGATGAAGCAACCTATCTAAAGAATCGTCAGACTATTCGAGCAAAGAGCATTCTTGGGTCGTGGAAAGAACGCCGTAAGTATCCCGGCATCAAAACCAAGTATACGATTTTCTTGACGGGAACGCCGGTCATGTCTCGTCCGATTGAAGCATTTAGTTTATTGAACTTCTTGGATAAGGAACGCTTCAATAACTTCTTCCATTTCACGCAAAGATATGGTGGATGGAAAGGTCAAGCACCAATGAATCTTCAAGACCTCCACGACCGCACAAAAGATTTGGTAATTCGACGAAAGAAAGATCAAGTACTAACGGAATTACCGGCTAAACAACGGAATGATTTATATGTGGAATTGACGAAGGACGAAAGAAAAGAATACAACGAATTATTGAAAGAATTATTTGGTAAATGGAAAATGGATGGGAAACCTTCTATTAAACACATGCCAAAACTACAAAGCTTCCTAATTGAAAAGAAGTTACCTCGGTTGGTAGAAATGATTGATGAATTTCTGGATAACGACAAACCCATCCTCATCTTCAGTAATTATATTGCTCCATTGAAGTTCTTGCTGGAACATTATGGACATCACGCAGCACTATTGACAGGTGAAATGAATAAAAATGAACGCCAAGAAACTATTGACAAATTAGTTAGCGGGCAGGCTAAGATTGGATTATTCAGCCTGTTAGCAGCCGGTATGGGTATCGACGGATTGCAACACAAGATTGATACGGTTGTATTTCTGAATATGGATTGGGTTCCCGCAAATCACGAACAGGCAGAGGACAGAACCCATCGTATTGGCCAAAAGGCACAAGTACAGGTCTATTATATGGTCTGTGATGGTACGATGGACGAGTATATGCGTGATATTCTAAAAGAAAAACAATCGGTAGCCGATATGATTGTAGATGGTGCATTGGTTACGCCGGATAAACAAAAGTCTTATTTTAAGGAGTTTGTCAGAAGATTAAATAGCGCATATAATGAACGCTTTGACATAGAAAACGATTCTGACTGATATTTATTAATATCAGCAGTAAATATTTTATATTAATAAGGAGTTACATATGGAGCAAAAAACAGTTACAGAAAATCTATTTCCAACTGAAGTAATTGATTTACCTTCAAAGGGAGTCTTTTATGCAGAAGGAAGTCCGTTACGTTCTGGACAAATCGAAATTAAGTATATGACCGCAAAGGAAGAAGATATCCTTACGTCAACTAACTTAATTCAGAAAGGTGTTGTGTTGGATAAGTTGATGGATAGTTTAATCGTCACAAAGGGTGTAAAATCATCGGATCTATTAATTGGTGATTTAAATGCAGTGATGGTTGCTACCAGAATTCTTGGATATGGTAAAGATTATTCTGTAGGAATGACTTGTCCGAAGTGTGGCAAGACTATTGAAGAAACGGTTGATTTGACTACATTAAAAACAGAAAACGAACCAGACGGAAATAGTCCGACTGAAATTAAAATAGTTCTTCCGGTGTCTAAAGCAGAAGTAACATTAAAGTTGTTGACCCGTGGAGATGAATTGGCTATTGAGAAGGAAACGAAGGCTCTTAAGAAGGCAAATTCAGAAATAGAATCCGATACGACCGCAAGACTTCGAGCAATGATTTCGTCAGTAAACGGTGAAACAAACAAAGGAAAGATTTGGACATTTGTGGAAAACTTGTTAGTTAAGGATACAAGATTCTTACGTGAACAGTACAGACAGCTTATTCCAGATGTTGACTTCAATGTAAATGTTGATTGTGATTCATGTGGTTCTGACAACTTATCGGTGAGGTTGCCTATCGGCATCAACTTCTTTTGGCCTGACGCCGGAGTACAAGGCTGAAATCCATAAGTCGATGCTGATAACAGCACACTATTCAAAAGGGGCGCTTAGCGTCATAGAGTTATATCAAATGCCTGTTTATCTTCGAAATTTCTATATACGTGAGTTTGGTAAGTTGAAACAAGAAGAAGCAGACAGAATAGAAAAGGCATCTAAACGGTAATCCATATGATATTACTCAAAGAACTTTTAAGTGATTATGATAGAGGGTATAAAGGATGGGCACGAGCGGGTTCTCCAATGATAACGGTAGTGGACAACTTCCGAGTATTCGCTGGATCGGCAACTCGTTCTGCCACTCCTTTGTATACTATTAAAGGTAATAAATTATTTAAAGGTTTAGCAACAGCTGGAGCACCATTAGCTACATTGGTCGGGGATTTAATGTTTCCGGGGTGGCATGTTAATGGCGCACCAATGGCTCGATTAAAAAGAGATATTTCTATAAAAGGTGCAGCAACTATGGGACCAGCAATAGCAACTGCACCAAGTGGAAATGTTGCTACGTTGTTTGCGGCAACATATCACGCACTTCGAGGATAATGAATGGCGGAAGATACTACGGTAAACACCGAAGAATTATCTAGTACGATTGCTTCGCTTACAGCAAGTTTAAAAAAGTTATCTGAAGATGCCGGAAAGGTTAATCTTAAGGGTGCGTCAGATTCTGCTACAAAAACATCTTCCTCATTAAAAGAATTAAGTAGTACTGCAAATACTATTAAGAGCGCACTTAAGCAGTTCGGTGATGAGGTAGCCACGGCTACTAAACAGTTAGATGCAACTAAACAATCACTTCAAGAGCAATCGACGCAAGCAAGTAGACTCAAGCGTTCGATGGGTGCCGCGTCTAATGAATTTTTAAATGTAATTCAGACAACTAAAGCAGAATATGCCGTAGCAAAAGCTAAGGTATCAGTTGCACAAGCATCAGTTGCACAAGCACGAGAATTGTTGAATGCACAGAAACAACACACGGCTGCATTATTAAAAGAAGCAGATAGTACGTTTGCAACCCTAGAACAAAAAGTCCAAGAACAAGGTGGAGTGCAAGCATTAATTGATTCTAGAAACGAATCGTTAGGATACGTACAAGCTCAAATAAAAGCAGCACAAGGTGAAAAGCAAGCAACTGAAGAACGAATATCGCAAATAAAGAGCGCAAATCAAGCGTTACAGAGTCAAGCAGAATCTTCAAGAGATCTAGAAAGATTCATGCAATCTCAAATTAATGCTGCTAATGAAGATGTTGCAGCAAGTAACGATAGAATTAAATCATTACGAGGTAATGAAGAAGTTCAAAAATCTCAAATTGATGCGGTAAATGAAGAGATACGTCGAATTCAAAAACGTGGTGAATTCAAAGGTAGAGGAAAACAGAAGGAATTAACACAAGAAGAAGAACAACTTGTAAAAACTCTACAAGCTAGAAAAGAAAGTATCCTTGCTGCGTTTAATGAAACAAAAGAAATGCGAAAAGCAGAGATTCAGTACAGAGACAGTATTGCTGCTTCAATTCCTGGTATGGAAGCAGATATGCAGTCAGCAGCCGATGCCGCAGGTGCTTACGAATCCGCTATTGCACAAAACAATAATACTCTCACGCGAGAAAACTTACGTCGATTGGATTTAATTCAATCTATCGGTGGTATGGAATCTGAAGCACAACAAATAAGTGAAGGATTACAAGAATTAGAAGCAATAAATAACGATTATCAAAGTGAAATAGATAATTTAACAGACAAATTGCAACAGCAAGCTGGAGAGGTGCTACAGTCAACAGCCGCTGAAAATAATTTACAAAAAGCTTTAGAAGATAGAATCGCCGAAGAAGAAACCGTTAGAAAGGAAGCAGCAAATACATTGGCGTCTGGTATAGCAAAGAGTATGAATGCGCTTGCGGGTACATTACAAACATTAGGTAATGCTCTTGGTAATCTAGTAGCTACGGTACGTCAAACGCAACAACAGTTTGGATTGTCAGCGGGTTCTGCTGCAAAATTAAAATTTGAAAATCTTGTAGCTAGTGTTAAGAGTTTTGCTGGAACATTTACTTCGTTAGGTAAACAGGCTGGCGTTACTACGGAACAAATTCAAGAAGCACAAGCAGCATTCCAATCTGAATTTGGTGGCGTACTAACTTCTGGTGCCGCCGCTGATATAGCACGTCAAGCTAAAGAAATGGGTGTTGGTGCTGGTGAGTTGGCAAAAGCACGCCGTGTCTTTATGACCCAAACAATGGGTGATACTGGTGCTGCAAAGAAAGCACAAGATCAGTTCGTTAGTGAATTTGCTAAGAAGGGATTGACTTCTAAAGATGCAATGGCAGCAATTGGTCAAAATTCCGAATTGTTGGCTCGAAATGGAACACGATTTGCTGTTTCATTTGCACGCGCCGCAGCAGACGCAAAGAAGATTGGTGTAGATTTAGGTAAGATTGATCAAGTCGGTGATAATATTATTGGTGACTTTGAAGGCTTCCTAGAGAAACAGGCAGAACTTGGAGCAATGGGCTTCGGATTTGATAGTAGCAGACTGGCTGAAGTTGCGGAATCTGGAGACACCGGTGCGTTGATGGAAGAGTTGAGATCACAACTTGCATCGCAAGGTAAAGACCTAACTAAACTTCGTCGGTCAGAACAACTAGCTCTATCACAAGCGTTTGGTATTTCTATGGAAGAACTCCAACGTTTGGGAGCACCGAAAGGAACTGAAGGTTCTGGAGAAGCAACGTTATCACCGGAACAATTACAAAAAGATGCAAACGGATTCTTATCCAGATTAGTTAACCTTGGGGAAGCACAGGCATTAGTATTTACTGGAATTGCTACAACACTTGGATTTATAGCAAAGGGATTGGGAACTTCAACTGCCCAAAACATAATTTCTAAATTTATAAAATTGCCTGGAACCGGAGCAGCGGGAACTGCAGCGACATCCGCCGCAGGCACTGCAGCGACATCCGCTGCAGGTACTGCTGCAACACAAACTACTTTCCTACAAGGATTACGTACCGCTATAACATCACCGTTACAAAGTATTAGAACGGCTATAGCTGCGCCTGGTCGAGTTACTGGTTCTATTATGCAGGGTGCGGGGTCAGTAGCAAAATCTCTAATATCGCCTGTAAGTAAAGGTGTGAAGCTGGGTGGATCTGCATTATCTGGTATATTTGGAGCAGCCGAAGGATTTATGACGGCTAGACAGCAAGGCAAATCTGGAACAGAAGCTGCGGGTTCCGGTTTGGTTCAAGGTGGATTGGCTGCTGTGGGAACTGCTTTGGGAGCAATGGGAGGTCCACTTGGTATGATGGTCGGTGGATTTATAGGAAACACATTAGGTAAATCAATTAACAAATACTTCCCAGGCGTTGCACACGTATTCGGTCAACAAATATCAGGATTTATCAGTATGTTCACGCCAATTAAAGAAGCATTTGGTATGGTGTGGAAATCATTATCACCAGTAAAAGATGCGTTTATGTCAATGTTTGCAGTCTTTTCTGGTCCCGGTGGTGAAACAAGTGAAACCGCTAAGAAATTAGGTAAAGCATTTGAAGTGGTTGGGTCGGTCATTGGTATGATTGTACTACGTCCATTACAACTCTTGGCAGTAGTATTGAGAGTGTTTTCTGGTGGTTTGGAAATTACATTTCGTGGATTAGCCGTTATAACTAAATTACTTTCTGGAGATTTCTCTGGAGCAAAAGAAGCGGTGGGTAAACTGTGGGATTCAGTCAAGAGTCTATTTTCTGATATAGGTAAAATGATGGTAGATTTCTTCTTTGGTCCAATAAAGAAATTCTTCCCAGACTTCTGGGCACTGGTAACCGAGAAGTTCAATAGTGTGGTTGATTGGTTTGCAAGTTTACCAGAAAAAATAACGGCAGGTCTTTCATCAATAGGTGATTGGTTTACTTCATTACCAGAAAAAATATCTACAGCATTTGATACAGCAGTAACTTGGTTTACATCATTACCAGAGATGATTTGGAATGGTATAACTGGTGCGTTTACAAGAATATTTGATTGGATTAAGGAAAAGATTTCTTCCTTGAATCCGGTAAATGCTGTGAGAAGCGTGGCGAGTAAGTTGAACCCGATGAACTGGTTTGGTGATGACGTAGTATCTCGTTCAGGATATGGTGAACGTACTTTGGTTACACCGTCTGGTGCAATTGCATTGAATAATAGAGATAACGTTGTTGCATATGCTGATGATATGGTATCTGATGCAGTAAATACTGGTGTAAGATTCTTATCATTTGGTGCGTTGGGTAGAGATGCAAATAAACAAAAAACTGAAACTACACCATCTGTTTCGGTTGATTTGACCAAGTTAGAAGCAAAACTGGACCAAGTAGTAAACGCTATTGGTAGAATGAATGTAGAAGTAGACGGTCAAAAAATTGGTAAGATTTTGGTGGGCAGAACCGATGCCTCAACAACTGTCGGCTTAATGCGTAGAGGATAATTATGGCATTTACTAATCTAGAAAAACGGTATAATCAGACAGTCAATAAATTATATAAAGGCGCAACCACTAAATTCGAAAATGGAAAACCGAGTACCGGTAGAAATGACGACCCTCTTGTAGTTCGTCGCGTCGGTGATGGATATTTTGGTGGAGCAAGTAGAGCATTGGGACGCGCTCTACCAGTAACTAGTGCATTACAAGATGTAAAACGATTGACACTTTTTACATTTAGTGTTCGTGGAGTAACGTTTTTATTGAAACAGCAATTACTTCAAACTGGAAACACATTTGAGCAAACACGATTAATTAATCCTGTATTTGCTATTGGCAACGCCGTACCATTTCTGCATTTACGACGACACCTACGGCCATTAAACACTTTATTAAAAAAAACAGATACATCTTACTCAAACGTAAGAAAATTAGGACAGCTGCAAAAATCAACATATGATAGTTTTACAAAAAATGCAACTGGTGGTATAAAAGGACTACTGAAAAAAATAGCAGGACCAATTACCAGTACTATTTCTGCCTTCACTGCGAAGAAAAACGTTGGTGACGATTTTGGATATGATGCAGATGGTTGGAAAAAAACTAGACCGGAATTAGGAACAAAAGATAGTGATTACATATTATCTTTTGTTAACCCGACAGTCAGATTCAAATACGGCGGTGTATTAAATCCAGAAAACGAAACGTTTGTATTTTCGAATACGATTAGATATGGTGCAATACCTAATGGTGCTGGTAGGTGGGATGGATTATACAAAACGTATTTTTATATATCAAACGGATCATCAGATTGGTCATACAAGATATTCGATTCCGACTACACTAACGGTTCTTACACACGACCTGACCGTGGAGGTACTGCCGGAGGTGTTCCAAATGATGATGGTGTTAGCATAGGGGCCGATGTGTCCAGAACTGCATTGGTGTCCGACGTTGTAGAGGAATATGGACTGTTGGCGCTTTATAACAAAGAAGATATGCAAGCTAAGCAACAGCTCATAGATAATCAGCAAAAGTTTATCGATGCAGAAAATGCTTGGATAAGTGAAATTACAAAAAATAACGAAGAATCAATACCATTCTTGAAATACTTTGAGGGTGATGTAGAATCTATTACGGGTGATAAGCAGTTTGAAGATAGTGGAATGACTTCTCAAAATGCAAAATATATTGCAATAAACAGAACAACTCCGAATAAAAGAATTTCTTATATCAAAGACCCATCAAATGAAACGGGTTCAAGTGCAGCAAACATACTACGACCATACAGAAATATTAATAATGATTTTGATGATGCAATCACAATAGCAATAGCTATGGGTAATGATGACCCGATAAAATTCAGAGCGTTCATAAAAGACCTACAACAATCTGCATCACCTGAATACAAAAATTATCAATATATCGGTAGAACTGAAAAGTTTATCAGTTATGTTACTGTGCAAAGAGAAATTAGTTTTAAACTCGGTGTGTTGGCGTTTTCTAAAGACGAGTTAGACGTTGTGTGGAAACGTATTAATTATTTAACGGGATTGGTCTATCCTTATGGAATTAATAAGGGTATTCTTCAACCAAATATTATTCGATTGACGATCGGTAATATGTATGTAAACCAGCCGGGATATTTAACTTCACTGTCTACTAATTTCAATGAGATAACAGAATCGTGGGATATAGATAGAGGAGTTCCAATGGGAGCACAGGTTGATATGAAGTTCGTATTGATAGAAAAGAAATCACGTATTGCAAGTTCACCGTTCTATGGTATTACAGAACAAATGTCTGGTTCAGTTGGTCCATTTGAACAGACAATCACAACGAGATAACATATGCCGAAGTATATAAATCCAATACTTATTGACAGAGACGATAATGAAAAACGTCATTATACGTCTGCGATACCAGACGCATACGATTCTTCTGATACTGATTTTAAATACGTTGCTCGTATGGGTGACAGATGGGATTCAATCGCGTATAGATTTTTGGGATCTCCTAAATATTGGTACATTATAGCACGAGCTAACGGTGGTGCAAATGGGTCAATATTCATACAGCCAGGACAGCAAATAATAATACCACAACAGTTATAATATATGCCAGAGTCTAAACACAATTTCGGTTCATTTGACTATAAAATCACGAATCCAGAAATACGAAAAATCCTAAAGGCACGAAGTGTGTTGGATAACACAATTCAAGTAGCAATGCCATTCGTCAAAGCAACCACCACTATTCAAATACCAGAATATTTGGGAGCGGGTAATATTGGATTCACAATTGGATTACACGCTATTAATTCAGACGTTAGAGCAGAAGATATGTTATCTAACGCTGGAGGAACAGCGCCGTATGTAGGATACACATATACTGGTGATGGTACGAATCAAAAAATATATGCACAATATCCTGCCGATAATCTTTTAGCTAAATTTTTTGAAGATAACATTCAATTAGCCACCTCTGCCGAAGGTAAAGACTTTTTAAGAATACCACCGCCTGGTATAACCAAAATGACAATCGGTAGAAATAAGAATGGATTATTAGCAAGCGGACAGTTAGAAATTTCAGTACCATCGTTGGCTCAACTTGAAATATTGCATAGAACTTTTTTCATACCGGGTGTTGGTATGGTATTGGAGTGGGGGCAACAGTTTGCGGCAGAACTATCACCGTCGTTTGGAGAACGTGGTGATATTTCGGAACATTTATTTCCTTGGTACGACAGAGGTAGATTAACTTCGTTGTTAGATAGACTAGCGAAACGTGAAGTTGGCTTAGAAGAAATTTTAAATTGTTATGTGTATCCGACTCAAGGACAGTATATGTGGATGTTTGGTAGAGTAGCAAACTTTTCTACTAAAGCAAACTCTGATGGTTCATTCGACTGTTCTGTAAAAATAGTAGGTCCGTCTGAAGATGCGTGGGCATATTCTACTAAACAAACTGTTGTTCCACCAAAAGACAATTCCGGACAAATTTGTGCGGAAGGAGCTAATAGTGTCGAGTCGTTCTTTACTAAAACAGTCGGAGGCGGCCTTAATTTAAAGTCACTACTAGACGGTGTATATAAAGGAGAGTTATTACCAGAATGGAAAGACCATGTGGAATATTTTCAGAATGGTAATAAAAAGGAAGGGGAGCCTGGCGCAGATACGCAAAAACCAAACACATCAGAAAAAAGTTTTGCGGAATCCGATGATGCATATTTTATGACATGGCGATTCTTTGTTAATGTAGTAATTAATCATCCAGAACATGGTGTTAAAGCGATATTCGAAAAAGCAGGACTTCCTGAAAGTACAAAACAAAAAATAGCATTGATACGACCATATTTGGATGGACCAGCACGTTCTTCTGCTCCAACTGCAATTAATTCGCCTGGAGGAGAAAATATTGATGATCCTTTAGAAAATTATATTGGTTTTAATCAATTCTTACGTTCGGTTGACCCCGGTACAATGATTGTTGTCAATGAGGCAGCCGCAGTATTAGCTTCACAAGACAATAGCCCCAACCGTGCGGACCCAGAAGTTCGTAAATTATTAAACGAAACAGATAAATCTAAAGAATTTGCTAAGATAGGTAAGTTGGAAACGTCAACTAATGCAGCAGGAGACACGGCTCCAGCTAACTCTAGAGACAGAGCATTCTTAAGTACAGGTGTCTGGCTTAATCACAAAGCTGTTGCGGAAAGTATGGCAGGCGCAGATACGGTTTTAAGAGGTGTTGCTACGTTATTAGACCGTATGAACAGTGCAACCCGTGGATTCTGGGCACTTACACTAGACGTAGCGGAACCACAGACGTATACATGTCCAACAGTAGGAACCTCCACAGATTTTGGAACAGCTAAATATGAATATACGATTATTGACGCTAACTACCGACCAAACTCGGTTGCGGCAGTAGAAAGATTAAAAAACAATATTCATATTTTTAACAAGTACATAAGAAAAATTCCACGCGACGGTGGTGGTGTAGAATTAGTTGGGTCAGAATTAACAGATTGTACTGTAGACTTAGCATTACCGAAAAGATTATTCTCCCAAATTGCTACAATGGGATTGGTACAACCTAAAGATTTACAAGCAGCAGGTGGAGAAGTACAAGCTAATACAGATACCAACTGTAGTACAGCATTAATTTCGGATGCAAATGATTCTTTGAGAGAAATGTTTGCTATTACTACGTTGTCACCTAGTGCAAACGGTGGGCAAGGTCCAGATTTAACTATCAAGCCAATCATACCATCACCAACTGGAACGTGTGGACAAAATAATACACAAGTGACGGCTCAAGCGGCTGGTATCGGTAACCAGCCGGGACCAGCAAATGCAAGTTCCGCCGGTCAACCGCCAGCTAATAACGCAAATGCCGCAGAGAAAGCTGCAGCACAGTCAACTGTGGAAAGTGAAGAATGTAAGAAATGCCAACAATGTAATCCAACATCAACACCATCCGCCGCAGGTGTGGTTTCAATTCCAGGTAGTACACAAGAATTTGTGGTGTACGATAGTGTTCAAGGACCGTTTAATGTGCCAATTTCGTACACCAACAGAAGTACGAGATTAGCTGCAGCATCTCAACTGTATGACGCAGGATTCCGTAATGGTAGAATGCCCGCGAGTGCTATGGTAACTATTAATAAATATGCGGCATGTGGTAGCGCAAAAACATTTCCAGAAGCAGCAGATGCGCTTATTAGAATGTTGGATGCGGCGTGGGCCGCTGGGCATAAAATAAAATATTGTGAAGGATACCGGCCGATCGGTGTACAAATAAATTGTATAAAAGACAAAGGATGGACCGGTGGACCTGCTCATGTAAGATCCCCAACACAATTAAAATCTAGAAGAACGGGAAATTATATTGGATTGTGTGCACAACCTGGTACTTCAAATCACGGTTGGGCATTGGCATTTGACTTAAGTACCGAGGGAGGTGGTTCTATTTCAAACGGTAGTCCTGCCCACAATTGGTTAAAGGCAAACGCATCTAATTATCAATTCACACAAGACCCAGCGGAGGCGTGGCATTGGGAATTTAACGGTAGAGTTACATTCTCGGGCACCCCACCAACAAATCCAGCTGCTGCGCCCACGACTCCCACGCCACCAGCACAAAAACCAGCAATTTGTAATGACCCCAATACAGCTGCAGGTTCTGAAACATGTGCAAAATGCAATAGAGCTCAGGCACAATTGCAACAAATTCAAACCCAAGAAACTACAACGGCCGCCGCCGCGGCCGTAAAAGAAGGAATTATGAGAGAGTTTCCTGGATTAGAAGATATCTTCCGTTACGTCGAAGTATTCCCAGAACTTATGTTAGCTAATATTCGTTGTGACGCAAATGGAGATAAATCTAATGCGTTTGGATCTTCACCGGGAACATTGTCACTTACCGCTGATTTAAGAATGCCTGGTGTTAATGGAATGCGTATTGGAGAATTATTCTGGGTTGATCGTATTCCTGCGTTTTACAAAGCGTTTGGAGCATTTCAGATTATGAGTATTGAAGATACAATAGATATTAATGGTTGGCAAACTGGAATACATGCTCAATTTAATTATTTAGGCACCAAGTGGAAGGAAGCAATTGTCGCATTACTTGACAGAGATATGGTACGAGATTAATATATGTCTGACATTAATTTGATAAACAAGATATACCCAAAAGATAAGAAAAACATATTAGAACAGTTTGAAAAAAGTCCTGTAGTGACTCCTCCCATAGTCACATTACAAGACGTAGAAAATAAATATCTTAAACGATATTTTGTAAGACCGAGTAATCATATTGATTATGTATCGGAAATTGATGAACGCCAATATTCTGATTTTAAAACTAATCCACGATTTATAACAGCAATGGTAAAGTGGAGAATTGTCGGTAAAAAAGATAATACTATATTATCTAACGGGGTAACTTCTATGGGAGTACGGGATACTAACAAAGAGTCGGTTCGTAAAGCTGACTTGACATTTGGTGGTATCCACAAGTATATTACAGACTATACGGAGTATTGGCAGTCCGAGGGATAAATGGTTATTAATCATAAACAACAGTATGATGAATTGGTTGAACGAATGAATCGGGAAATGCATTTATGCACCCCGATTTTTCGTGATATCCATAAACATCCTGCGTCTAATCCGACGTTATGCATTGGGTATACATTTTTTAATGGCGACTTTTATACATTATCTATTACACATCAAGATGCACCAATATTCGATGTACCTAAAAATACATTTCTTACACTCCACACAGATCGTATAAATACTTTAGGTTATGTAGCAAATATGTCTTTTCCAGAGATTGAAGATGTATTTTCTTGGTATGTAAAAGAAACGCATATGATGTTTCAGAATACAAAGGATGTGAATAAAATAGTTCCTATTACAGTCTGGTCTAGTGTAATTAGAAAATATCATAACACTATATTACATAAACTAAATGGTGCAGATGATATAGCTGGTATGGAAAATACATTTATTAAAATTGCTGTATCGGTTTTACGAAAAATTGAATCGGCTGGTTTGGCTGTAGATGAAAAGCTATTGATTTCACATTTTGGTGATAAGGTAAGTCGGTTGATTACAGATGGGTTGGTATACTCACAATATCATCCATATACTATGACCGGTAGACCTAGTAACAGATTTGGAAAAATTAATTTTGCCGCGTTAAACAAAACGGATGGCAGTCGTGCAGCGTTTATAAGTAGATTCGCTGGTGGAAATCTAGTGCAGATGGATTTTGAAGCATATCACTTAAGATTGATTGGACATTATATGAATATCGATATGCCAATCGAACCAATTCACACGTATTTGGCGAAGCAGTATTATCAAAAAGACTTTCTCACAAAAGAAGAATATGAGGAAGGTAAACAAATCACGTTTAGTATCCTCTATGGTGCTGATGTAGAAACTGACATTCCACTACTAAAAAGTATTAAGGAACTGTCACGCCGTATTTATTCAGATTATCAAGAAAGAGGATTTGTTGCACCAATCAGTAAAAGACGAATTCACGTTCAAGACCAAGATGTTTCCGAACATAAGTTGTTTAATTATTTTGTCCAATGTTATGAATTTGAAAAAACAATTCCTAAACTAAAAAGTGTTTTGGAATATCTTGAAGATAAGAAATCTAAATTGATTCTTTACACTTATGATGCAATTCTGTTAGATTGCCATCCTGACGAGATAAGTACAATAAAACACGATATTCGGGAGATACTACAACAAGAAAACTTCCCAGTAAGATTGTATTCAGGAATCAATTATGATGTTCTAAAAGAGGAACTTTGACATATCTAAATTATATTTATTGGAAGTATTTCTCTTTCAATAGGTATAGATATGGAAGAACAAACCCAACTACTGTGTACGTTTACAACGGTAGACGGATTGGAAAAGACAATAGACGACATAAAAGCTACATATAAATTAATGTTTAATAAAGTCTATTTGTTGGAAAACGTTGAAGATGCTTCACAACTCATTCTAACGTATAACGTTGCAAAGAGTGATAGCTTGAAGTTAACACCACCACCGTCAACAATTTCAGTACACAGAAAAAAGCACACAAATACAATTTATACTATAAACGCAATCAACAAATTGATAGAACAAAAAAATGGTGGCGTTTTAGATACATCGTACAAAATTGATTGGACCGAGTTAAAAAATATGGTGTTAGTAACAGCTTACGGAAAACTTAAGGCTATTAATACAAAATTATCTAAAATTATTGACTGTTAAAACATATGAACACACCATCACATCTTGGGGAATGTATTGTAGCCGCATCTACAATCGGTTCTAATGTCATTATAGCAAAGAATCGTGATAGATCATACAACCCACAAGTTGAAATTGTTCGACGATTGGTGGATAATACCGAGGTGTGTTTATTTCATGATATGACAACTGGATGGGTTGAAGGTATGAATGAACACGGTATTGGTATTTTAAATACCGCATTGATGGTAGGATTTGACGAAAAAGAAAAACAATTAGTTAAAAAGTCTGGACAAAAATCCCAAGACGCTCCACGCGTTATGGCTGCGTTAGGTCACAAAGATTTAAAAGGAGCCATAAAGTCTGCGGCTGGATTTGACGGTGGCATCAAGGGACACACGATTGTAGCAAACGCTCGACAAGGAGCGGTCATAGAAAATACGTCAAGACATGCGGTGAGCATCAAACCATTGAATATGGAAGATATTACTGTTCGTACCAATCACGGGCACTTATATACCGACGCAGGATATACAGAAGGTATAAAATATTTATCTTCAAAGATTCGTAAGATAAGTGCAGAAAAACAGTTATCAGCAGTTAATGATTATCACGATATAGCGCGTGCTCTTCGACAACCGTTCTACCCAAAAAATTCTATGTTAAATATGGCACGTGATACAGCGGAAATGAGTACCACAAGCCAAATCGTATTAAATTTGAATACTAATGAAATGTTAGTATATTTATTTCGTAGTAAGATTGAAGAATTTCACGGTCTTAATAATCAATTACCAGAAGGCCGACAATCAAAAATTAAAGTAAGAGTATTTTGGATAAATAATCGCTAAACACACTTGACATATAAGCAGGGCCCTATTAATATTATTGATAGGGAGTTGTAAACTCACTAAACACTAAACATTAAGGAGAAGTAAAATGAGTCTAAACATTGCCGCACTAAAAGCTAAACTTAACCAGTTTAATCGCCAGGGTGAACGTTCAGAAGCACTTTGGAAGCCGACCGAAGGTAAGACGGTCGTTCGTATTGTTCCGTGGAAGGAAAACAAGGAAAATCCTTTTGCTGAACTGTATTTTCATTATCTAGGTAACAAGACCTATCTTTCCCCGACCTCGTATGGTAATCGCGATCCGATTATGGAATTCGCTGAGGAGATTGCGTCGGGAGGTACTAAAGACGATTACGCACAGGCTCGTCCTTTCCGTCCGAAGCTCCGTACCTTTGTTCCCATCGTCGTTCGTGGTGAGGAAGAGAAGGGTGTTCGATTTATGTCATTCGGTAAGACGGTTTATCAGGAACTTCTTTCTATCATCGCTGACCCCGATTACGGCGACATCACAGACGTAAAGAATGGTCGTGATATTGTGGTTGAGTATATCCCACAGGAGAAGTCCGACACGAACTTCGCCAAGACGATGGTTCGTCCAAAGCCGAACCAGACTCCGCTTTCGGATTCCGCTGACAAGATCAAGGGATGCCTTGAGAATCAGCCCGACCTTCGTGCAATCTTTAAGGAACCCACTTATGAGGAGCTTAAGGTCGCTCTCGAGCGTTATCTTGACCCTGATAGTAAGGCAACGGTATCGGCGCCTGTCGCTAAGGACGAACCAAAGTCCGTGACAGCAACAAAGTCTGCGACTACGCAGAAGTCAACGTCAGTCAAAGATATGATTGACGAATTCGACGAAGTATTTAACTAATACACTTGACAACGCAGGTGGTACCCTACTATATTTGTGGGGTACCCTTGCGTTTTCACATTTGAGGACATATATGGCAAAAGAAAAGAAGGTTATTCAAGAACCAGACCGCGACGAGTTGGCGTCTCTTATCGCAGAGTCACTAAACAAGTTAAACAAAGACAGCGACCAGATTGCATTCTTCCTTGATGGTCGTGAAGAAACGCCTACCGACTTTACAGATTTTATTTCTACCGGTGCTACGATGCTTGACGTTGCTATTAGTAATCGT